ATCATTTGGAACATATCTGTATCCAATTTGTCCTTCAACTTTGTATCTTGAGTTGTCTCTAAATCTTCCATAGTAAAGAACTGCTGGATCTACTTGATTGTCATATCTGACATCCCAGCCTTGATTTATAATTCTTACAGCTCTTCCAGTAGGGCTGATTTCCAGCGGGAAACCAAAAGTATTAAACACTGGATTTCTAGTATTGTCAATAAGTAAGACGTCGTTTTCCCAAACTTTATCAATCGTTAACATATTTTCAATTAACTCTAAAGCATCGGAACCCTTACCAAATTGTTCTTGTGAGCCATAACGCTGATAAAATCTTTGATTTGTATATCCTTCAATAATTGTTCTTGCTATTTTTTCTGCAGCAGATATTGATTTTGGATCAAAATAATTTGGATCTGATGGCTTGGCACCAAACCCAAAAAAATCAACTATTTCTGAAATTTCAGAATATACTGTTTCAACCTGATAAAATTCTATTTCTTGATTATGAACACCATTAAGTATATAGTTCCAGGTAACCTGGAGCATTACATTTGCTTGTGTTAAAGCACTTGATAAAAAGAACGAGTACAAACCAATCTGTGGTTCATCAACAGTTGCTGCCTGTAGCAGAGTTGCTCCTGTGTCAGCATCAATAATGTTAATAGTTGGTACAGCATCCGCTTGCACCAAAACACCATCGCTATATATGTTTAAATGTATTTTTTGTTGAGATCTTTTGGATATGGTTTGCACTCAAATCCCCCTATTTTATCTGTAGTACTCTTGAGCCTCTCGTGGAGTCGCAAGGCGGAAACCATTTTGTGTGTCAAAAACACGCTGAGCATCACTTTCTGACATAACAACAAATGGGTGTTCTTGTGAGAATGTATAATCCCCAATTTGATAAGAGTGATTTGATCGCTCCATTTTAACTAAAACTGACTCTTCTTTCTTTAAAATCTTCTTCTCTTTTCTCTCTGTAACCTTAACTTCAACCTTTTCAGCACCAGAAAGCTTATCATACATTTGATATGAAATGCCTTCTTCTTCTAAAAGAGCTACTATTTCATTCTTTGTTTTTGCTTCTTTTGCATCTACACCAAATGTATCTGCAACTTTTCTAAGATCTGAGATCTTAAGATCTGTAAATGACATTATCTTCCTCTCGTTAATGTAATGTAATTATAGCAGAAAATGGCTAAGGGGGATACTTGTGTATCCCCCCGCCTTGCAACTAATAAAATATTAGTATGTGTATGTTCCAGAACCACCAGTTACATTTGCACCGTGTGTAACGGAGCCGAATGCACCAGAAGCTACTGAACCTGCAACCTTAACGTTCTTAACGATAACGTGTGCATCGTAGTTTTCCATAACGCAACCAACACGAATGAATAGAGTGTATTCAATTGTGTCCTTCTTTGGCTGGAAGAGACGATAGACAGTAACATCACGCTTGATACCGATTACAAAGTTCTGTGGGAATGCGAGGTGAAGATCACCATGCAAACCTGAAGGGTTTGAATAGTCACCTGCACGGGTCTCATCCATCAACGGAACGTTGATAACTGGGATACCAAAAGCGAATGGAGTTACAGTACCTGGACCACCATCGTTAGCAGCAACATCACCACGGATAACGGTTGAACCGATATCGAATGGAGTAGCTGTTGTTGATGATGTTAGGTTGTACAAGTAGTCTTGAACCAAGTTCGATCCTGTGAAGAAGCGAAGTTGATTTCTGCGTTGCTTGTACTTACGTGGAAGGGTCTTGATAGCGAGATTGAATACTGCCTTATCAAGTCCAACACCTTGTGCATCAACAACGTGTGCGTTGTCCAATGCTAGTTGACGGAATCCCTTGAATGCTGAAAGCAAACCTGTGCTAGTTCCTGTACCATTGATGAGAACATCCTCAATATCGTTACCAGCCTGGGTAGCCATCAAACGTGCAATGTGATCTTCTAGATCTGGACCCTCAAGGTTATCCTCAAGAGACTCAGATGAGAGTTCCCAATCAAGACGAAGCTTGCGTGTTGTCAAAGAAACCTTTGAGAACGTTGCAGCAGCGTTTGAATATTGTCCAGTTGCACCTGCGTCATATCCAGTGTAGTCACGAGGATTATCTTCAGAAGCAACAGTCATGATTCTCTGACCTACAGAAACACGATCAATTTCGGTTGTATTGGAACGCATACGGATTGTACGTGCTGCCTTTGCCAAAATTGTTGCATCCCACATATAATCTAGGAAACGGTTAGCTTGGTCTGGGTATAGGAGACCAGTACCTGAAAGGGTACGTCCGTCGCCTGAGAGATCAGAACCTGCAGTTCCGAGATTTGTTGTATCAATTACTTTTTGTAAAAGTTCATTACTCATTTATTTATTTCACCACCTTATTTTTTCTAGATTATTTAGTTAAGCTATTAACACCGAGGAAGTGTCCTTGCCATATACTTTTTTGTATTTTTGTTTCTTCCATTGATCCGTTAAGATCACTGGACTTCTTAACTGCGGTTGCAGACTCAAAACCCTTAAGGGCATGGTCAACGTACTCTATCTTTCCGTACATATCTGCAATCGTCTTCTTCATTTCTTCGTCCTTTTCTGCCATCTTAGCCTTGACATCATCAATAGCCTTTGACATTTCCGCTCTGGTTTCCTCTACCATGCGATAAACATCTTGAACAGTAGCAGCATGTGTTGCATAATTCTTTTCTAGGGAATCACTCAAGAGGGTCTTAAGGTCGGTTACCATTTTTGTGAAATCAAGTGTATCCTCAACCTCTGAAATAGCAACAGCCTTTTCGATTGCTTCTCCTGTATCAACTGCTGTTTCATCAACAGCAACAACTGCTTCTGCAGCTGGAGCTTCAACTTCAGTAACTTCTGGAGCTACTTCTGCGTTTGTTTCTTCTGTCATTTCATTACCTCCTTCATTCTTCTTTATAGTCGCCGTACTTACGTCAATAGGCGAAACCTTTTTTGCTTTGTTTTGATCTGGATAAAGATTAATAGCTGTTGAACTATTAACTACATTATCTGATTCATGAGTTGTTGCAGCATGGTCTGGACCTGGTGCATCATCTTTCTTGAAATAAGAATCAATTACCTTTTCAATTGCTTCAAACTTATCTGTATCAGTTTGTTCAACCCAACCAATGTTAGACATTGAATCTCCGCAAACTACACAATTCTTTGACATTTCAGTTGTTGTTGAAGCAACTTCATCTTCATTGCACCAGAATACATTTTCCAATGTCATTCCTTTTGCCATCTTTTGAATAGAAAAGAAATTAGCAAGTGGATTTGCTGGTGAATCAACTAATGAAAGTTCGTGAAGATCGTAGTTATGAATAACTCTATGATCTTCTTGTCCATTGTCAGATTTTTCCATCTTTGCATCTACAATATTACCGCCAATTGAGAAACCAGAATATGTGCCATCAAGAACTTTTTCCCAAGCATCTTGTGCACCCTTTGAAATGTATGCAGTAACATAAACACCGCTATATTTTTTACCAGTAGCCTTATCAAAAAAGGCATCTTCCTTAAAATCAATCATCTTGCCTACAGCAGATGGTCCGTGCATTTCACGAATATTTCCTCTGAAATTTTCAAATGCTTTCTTGCTTGCTTCAGCAGTTACAATATCTCCATGACGGTCTATATTGTCTAGCGATGCAAATCCAGATACAGTTCTTTTTTCCTTATTGACCTTCGCAATTGGGAAGGCTAAGGAAAGTGATGATCCGCTATTTTGCCAATAAGTCTTTTGAATATCCATATGTAAATAAATAATACCAACATTTATAATTAACGCATAATTATCAGTTGGTTTTATTGTTGTTTTCTACCTTCTCCTTGAGGATTTCTAGCTGTGTTGCTCTTATCTGAAGTGTTTACTGTTCTTTCTTGATCCCGTGCCCTTGTGCCTTTGCCATCTGTTATCTTTTCAGCAGCATCTTGTGGCTTAAGTTCAAGAGGAACATCCCCGCCTTCAATAGGGGCAAGACCCTTTTGAGCACGTACTTCATTTGGCAATATAACCTTGTTTACTAGGTACGAAGCATCAATTCTTGACTGAGTTTCTTCATCTGTAAGTGCCAACTCGTTAAATCTGATTTGGAAAGCATCAGTAAACTCTGACATGATTTTATTAAGCTTATACTCAAGCTCTTCTTGCATTGGACGACATACTTGCTCTTTAAATGTCTTATCTGCATCTTTGGCGTTTGCAAGTGAAACGTCTGCTGGCATACCAATTTTAGAAATTGGAACACGGTGAGCAATAAGAATACGATCTCTATTCTCTACTGCATAGTTTTTGAATGAGGAATCTTGTACTCCCGCCTCAACTGGATCCATATTAAACTCAACACGGCTATTTTCTCCATCTGAAGGAAGAGGTATGTAGAGAGTTCTATGGTTGCGTCCACGCAAACCAGTTTGGAAAAATTCAAGAAGCTTACGCTCAGAATCTGCTGTAAGCTTTGCACCCTTTACCGTAATTATATAGCGTGGAACAGCTTTGTTTTCGAAATAATCTAAGTTGAAACGCTGTGCAAATTCGTCACCAGCTACTGCATTTTTAGCAGAAAGAATATCTGGAACTCCGTAATAAGTGTTTGAAGGAGTAAACTTTTTAAAATGAATTACTTCATTTGGTTGTGGATCTGTACCAATTTGATCTGGAGTTTCTGTATCCCCAAAGTTTCTAAAGAATGTGTAGCGGTTGTAAACAACCTGCACAAACCCATCTCTGTGACGGCGAATACGCATTGTGGTAGTTGGAATATGACCAAGATATCCAATCTTTCCGTTTGTTGTGCGACCTACTTCAAGATAAGCATTACCAGTAGACTCTAAGTCTGTGTAAAGCTTTTTCATAGTTTCTGAAAAAGAATCATCTGAGTTTAATGACTCAATAAAATCACGAAGTTCTACTTTTGCAGCTTCAATTTTTGTGCGTAATTTGTCTAGCTTCTTAGGATCATCAATTACATCTTGAACCTTTTGTGTAACCTTAAATGTTTCTTCAAATTTATATCCCAAGCCAATTACGTTTGCTACCTTAGCATTAACTGCTGAGTGATGATATGGAGATACGTCATAAAGTTGTGAAAGATAAAGCATGTTGTATGGAGGCTGTACAATTTGGAATAAAGAATATCCAGTTAAATCTAGTGGGTCTAACTTCTTAGACTTAGCATCATCTATACCTGTAAATGACTTTTCTAGTCTGTTTGCTTGACGACGAACATTTGGATTAAGCCCGTCCATCTTTTTAATTTCATCCCATGACTTAGAAAATGGATCTTCAAAAGAATCTGCAGCAGCATTGCCTAGTCCAAAATCTACGTTAGATCTTACTTGGACTTCTCTATCTTCATTATCGTCGTTTACAATGCTTACTGAATGTTCCATTACGCTATACCCATTTCCCTTTGTTCTTTAATAAATTCCATCATTGCTGGTAAGTCTTGTGGATCTGGAACAAGTCCTAGATCTGCTCTTTGTCTTTGCTCAACTAATTCTTCATCAGTTACCTGTCTGTGTCCTGCAAAAAAAATAGGCTGACCTTCATCAACACCATATTCTCTTGCAGCTCTTCTAAGCTTTTGTATCTGACGAATGTCGCCTTTAAGCGACGGGATGCAAAGGTGTCCACCTTCATCATCCATAACCAGAGATTCGTCTGGCATCTGCCACATATATAATCCCCAGTTAACTTCATCAATTGGGGTGATTTTCATTTTTCCCATAACGTTATAATACCATTTCTATCAACTAAAGCCTAATAAATGTACTTAAGACTGCCATCTTACATATTTTTTTGATGATTAACGTACTTAGTTTCATCCGTATGTACACCCTTAAAATATCTTCTTCCAGATTGATGATTTTTTTCTAAATCCACCGTTACTCTTTCTGTAGAAAGTCTTTGAGACTCCTCATTTTCTTTTTGTATTAAATCATCATTAAAATAATTTTCTACTTTTTCTACAGAAAATTTTTCAACAAAATTTCTTGGTATAGGAATAAAAGCACCTAAAGGGTCACCTTTTCTTACAGAAATAACAATATTTGGCACCGTTACTTTAAAATTAAAAGTAAAATCCCTTCTTATATTGTCGCATTCTATGACCCCAGTTAAAGCAATACATCCAGGAATAAATAAATTTGGTGGTTGTATAGTCATAATATTAATATTTGGAGGAGTTTTAAGAGCAAAATTATTTTGAATAGTAACTATTCCACTTCCAAAACCATTTTTTATATATTGTTTTTCTTCATTATCATTGTTTAAAAAAGTTATTTCTGCATCTTTAGTTGTGCCACCCCAAATAATGTCAAAGTCTCTCATAGATTTAATTAAAAATCCATATTGATTTCCTATAGTTAATGGAAGGCAATAATATGCATGTGCATCGAACCATTCTCTTTTTGCCTTACCTTTTAATGGATCTATAATTTCTTCAAAATATGTTATAGCATTAACTGCGTTTGGCACAATAAGAATTTTATTTTCTGGTACTTCATACCCTATATCATTAATATATGGACTTCCCATATTTTTCTCCTTGTTTTTTTCTAAATAATTTATTGCTATTCAAACATAGCTGGGTATCCATCATAACGATACCAATTGACTACTGCGTATCGTGTTCCAGATGTCACTGGTTTTACACGATGAAGATATGGGAATGATGAACTAAATACTATAATATCTCCAGCTTCTGGTTTATGACTTATGCCAAAATGCTGAAATTCAAATTCTCCGCCTTCATAATTATCATTAAGATATGCACTTACAGAAACTGTACGTGGAAACTTTTTACCATCATCAATATGCCAATCAAATTTATCATTATTTTGATATTTAAGAAAAATATATGGCCCTTTTTGTATTTTTTCTACATGATAATTAATTGCATAATCATTAATTTTTGGTTCAATCCAATTATTTATTCCTTCATATAGCATATCTAACGCATCATTATTATTATTTTCTGATAATGCAGAATTAAAACAACTTCTTGATGGAACAATTTCATCAGAATAACTTTCTGTATTTACGCCCATTGCTGGAGTCCAACTTGATCCTAGGGTGGGTTCTACTAAACTTAGTAGGTAATCTGCTTCTTCTTTTTTTGCTTTGTACAAAATTATTCCTGGTGCCAATATAGTTTTTTCAATATCCATATGTATATAATTAATTTCTAATCGCTAGGTTAATGCAAGCTCTTGGAGCTTTAAAAGTTTCTACTTCATGAGCTAGAAGCTTCGGAACAAAAATAAAATCTCCTTCAGTAACATGATATTCATTTTCTAAATTTTCACCTGTTCGCCAAATCATTTCTCCCTTAATAACCCATTGAAATTGATCAACCAAATCTCTGTGGTTTTTTCCAACTACACCTCTATTTTTCATAAATGTTATCAATGCAAAGTTATTAGTATATATATCACTTGGATACACAGATAATCCCCATTCTGTGACTGGTTTTAATTCTGGTATTACTTTCATGTAAAGATCCTCTGGATCAAATAGCTGAAAAGCTAACCTTGACCAAAATCTACACTTGAGCTTAAAGCTTAAATACTCTTCATCTAAATTTTCTGTATCTAAATACGATCTATCTGGAAACTTTTCTATATCCGTTTCTACATAACTTGCAATAACATTTAAAATTGTATCCCAAGATGGGAGTTCTGGAAATGGATTTTTAAATATATGTATTCTATTTTCTTGTCTTGCTTTATCTATTTCAGATAAATCTATTGTCATTTTTACTCCTAGGCTTTTTTCTATTATATCACATAAGTATTTTACAATTATATTGTTTTTCCCACGCCTTTACATCATAAATATCATTAATCATTGGTTGACCTTTTATGTTTAAACTAGTATTCAAAAGAACTGGGATACCAGTTAATTTATACCATTCAGACAATACGGAATAAAGCCCTGAGTGTTGATTTTTATTTACAGTTTGAACTCTTGAAGTCCCATCTTTATGAACAACGGCGGGGATTAAATCTGGTTTTAAACATTTAACTGTGTATTGCATATACGGAGAGGCAAAGTCCATATCAAACCATTTATCTGCAAACTCTTCCATAACAACTGGTGCAAATGGTCTAAAAAGCTCTCTTTGTTTAATTAGATTAACTTTATCTTTAATAGATGTGTTTCTAGGATCTGCTAATATACTTCTGTTGCCAAGAGCCCTAGGGCCATACTCTGCTCTACCTGTTGCTACCGCTACAACCCCATCTTTTAATATACCGTCAATTATTTTGTCAACTGGATATTCACCCTTAAGATCATAGCCAAGATAAGGTGTCTTCCAGTCCAAATGTCTTCCGTATAATGCTGCTGCTGCTCCTAAAGAGCTACCCGCATCGCCTGGGTTTGGCATAATCCAAATCATATCAAATATATTCCATAGTAATGTGTTGGCTGATGAGTTGAGTGCACATCCACCCATAAATACCAAATTCTTTTTACCAGTTATTGAATATGCCATGTGCATAAAATCATTAAGTCTTTGTTGGTACACAACTTGAACTGCTGCTGCTATATCAAATTTATCTTGCTCAGATTCAATCCATCCCCAATCAGTAATTCCTTTATGAAAGTTATATTTTTGTTTTGTATAGGAAGGAAAATAGTCATCAACTTTTCTATAGTATTTTTTCCAATCTCCATATGCAGCCATCCCCATCATAATATATTCTTCCTGGTTGGGCATAAGTCCGATTAGTTTTGTAAATGCAGAATAAAATAATCCAAAACTAACTGGGTAGTTTTGCTTATATTTCAACCTTATTTTATTCCCCTCACCAACCCATATTGTGGAAGTATTGTATTCGCCAATAGAATCAAGAACAACAATAACAGCATCATTAAAAGAGCTTGTATAATATCCTGCAGCAGCATGAGAATAATGATGGCTAAAGGATTTTCTAGGTATTTCTTTTATATTAAATCTTGGCTTCCAGTCACCAGATCCACCTTTTAAAAACAGTCTGGAGGCTTTCAAAAAAGGTTTTTCGTAATAAGCTATGGCATCAGGTACCCCATACTGCAAAGCATCACTAATTAAACTATTATTAACATACCAGTCATTTTTTTCTTTACTATATCTTTCAGCATGACCAGCAAAAAGAATTTTGCTATCTTTAATTAAAGAAACAGAGGCATCATGAGATGTTTCATTAATTCCTAAAATAATCATTAATATATATAATCTTTCTTATTTTTATTTTTTTTAAAAATTTTTCTAATAATTTTTTCTAAATAATATTTTATATTAGTAATCATTATTTTCCTTTAAAAAAGATTCAGCAATATGCATATGCATGTGTGAATTAAAATGACCAATATAATTTTTATAATGATCTTCCGCATAAAAATATCTTTCTCCCCAAATATCTTTATACTCTTGATGACATTCTGGATCATCTATATTAGTTTTTTCTAGACTGTTATATCTTTTAAATTTATAAATATCAACTTCTATAAAATTTAAAAATGATTGTTTGTTTTTTTCTTTAATTTTTTTAATAATATTAATTGAATTTTTGCCCCAAATAGAATATATTAAGTTAATCCCAGCTTCTTTACAATACATTTCTAAATTTAATATTGAATGACAATTTATATATAAGATTGATTCATTTGGAAATACATCACTTATTTTATGAGGAATTTTAGAAAATTTAGGTCTTTCTGATGCTACATCTGATCCAAATTCATTTGCATATGCAAAATTAAACCCAAAATAATTTTCATTATTTAAAATATTATTGATGTTTGGTAAATGTATTCTATTTAAATCTGGAAAAAGAATAAAAATATTTTTTGGATTTCCAAATTTTTTAATATAAGCAAAAATATTTTGCACAATAGTATTAATTGCTCCGCCTACTACAGAAATATTTTGATATTCACTATTTATATTTTTTGATAAAATATCAGCCCAAGTTTCATTTTGAGGAACTCCTAATCCAAAAGAATGTGAACACCCAGATATTAAAATATTACATTTTGGTGAAAATTCTTGAGACCGATATCCCATGCTATTGTATTTATATTCTATATTTGGACTTGCTATAAAAAGATTATCTTCCCTAATAGTTTCAAAACCAAATCTAGATTTAAAACCAAATTGAAAAAAATTATTTGATCCAAAAAATTGGATATCTTCATCAGATAATCCATCCAATATCATTTAAACTGGATCTTCATTTCTATGATATACGCAGTGTTGATAACCTTCTGTTTTATGATATTCAGGGTTATACTCTGTATATTTAACATCCATACCACTAGCTAAACAAAATTCTACAACCTGTTCTTTTGATATGTCCCCATAAATTCCTTTAAGATTTCCAGACAGCAGTAAGTTTAATTTAATCATAGATTGATCTGAATTATTCCAATAATCTTTTTTATTTTTATCCATCCACGGTCTGTGAGTAAGGTATCTTGGTTTTTCTTCTCCTGGATATTTCTTTACTGTATTGTGCCAGTATAGAATTTCAGGTGTTACAAAAAATCTCCAGCCCCTGCACCATGCTTGTACTGTTACATAAGGTTCTTCTCCATTAAAATTCATTTCTGGATCAAGCGGTACTTCTTGAACAAAAGATTTATCCGCAAAACACCAAGTAAAATGAACCCAATATCCTTCATGAACATCACCATCTTTTGGAGGATGAGTAGAGTTTGGAAACCAAAAACCTGGAATAAATCCTTCAGATATTTGTGGGTGATATAAGTTTTCTTCTATATTTAATTGTGTATCATGTATTTTAATAGATCCATCTTCTGCAACTTCATAATCTGGACCACAATATGTAATGATTGGTTTTTCAGATTTTAATAAAGCTTTTTTGTATTCATAAAGGCATGTTTCATCCCAATTTTCTGCAAAAAGTGTATGACCACAAATATAAAGTATGTAATCATAATCAAAATCAACTTTAGTTGTTAAATTTCTTGCCCACAAAATACCTCTATATTCAGACAAATCAAACTTTCTATATACAATTTGATTTTCTGGGATAAAGCTAAGATCTGAATAATTGCTTTCTTCATCTTCTTCAACAATAGAAAAATATAAATTTTCTTTGTTTTTAGCATTATTATATGCACTTAAAACTGTTCCTTTTAAATCTTTTTCTTTATAAGCTATTATAGATATTATTATTTTTGACATTTACACTACCACTTTCCTAAAGGACATGAAGCTTCTGCAAGTTTAGTTTTTGAAGGCATAAAACAACCACACTTTTTGCATTGTTTTGATAAAGATATTAATTCTGGACATGAATTACATATTTTCATTCTATTTTCTGCAACAATAGGCAAAGCCCATTCTGTTTTTGGATTTATTAAATCCCATGGCCTTGTGTCACCAAGATTTTTTTTATATTGTTGCCAAGGTGTTAGTTTTTCTTCTGACATTTATTAAGCCTGTGGTCTTTTAAATTCTGTGCCGTCCCAAGTCCAGCCAGATTGAACTTCTGAATCATAAGGAATTTCAATAATTGTTGGTTCTGAAGAAAGAGCAGCTGCCAATGCTTTATTGTGATCATATTTATCGCTTGAACCTGGCTCACCATCTTCAAAAGTTAAATCTGGACCAACTTCTCCGTCTATAACTAAAACAAACTTTCTTATCATTTTTTTCTCCAATATCTCTTTTACTGATTATATCAGTAATTTATTATTTTTGTCAAGAACAATTAACAAGCTACGCAACGTCCTCCAGAAACAATTCCTCCGCAACTACGGCAACAAGTAACACTGCTGAAACAATTGGTTACGCAATCGCAACCTGTAGGTGGGGTAACAGGTGGTGTAACAGGTGGTGTAACAGGTGGGGTTACAGGTGGTGTAACAGGTGGGGTAACAGGTGGGGTTACTGCAGGTGGGGTAACAGGTGGGGTTACTGCAGGTGGTGTAACAGGTGGGGTTACTGCAGGTGGGGTAACAGGTGGGGTAACAGGTGGTGTAACAGGTGGGGTCACTGCAGCAGCATAAGGGGTAACTTGATTTGATGCTGTTGACATCGTACTATATCCATTTTGATTATATGCATTTACTGTAAATTGATATGCAGTTCCTTGTACAAATGATCCCGTTACTGTCAGTGGATTGCCTTGTGACGTTACAGTAATATTAGTAATTGGAGAAGAAAGAACATAGTGTCCTTGTATTAATCTTCCGCCTGTAATTGCTGAGTCTGTATACGATAAACTTACCGTTGTATTACTTGTTCTTGTAGCAGTACCTATTGTTGGTGTGTTTGGAACATTTGTTGAAATAGTTCCGTATATTCCATTAAAAACAGAATAGTTTTGTGCAACTTCAGCAGCTGATAGTGCACGATTATAAAGCATTACTGCTCCAATACTACCGCTATAAAATCTTTCTGGACTTGAAGAAAATCCATTGCCAACTGTAAGAGAAGGAATTTGTGTAGGCCATGTTGTATTAGATTCATTAAAAACTTGAGATGCATTTACATAGCCAATAGCTAAGTTTGTAGATGTGTTCCAAGTTACAGTAATTTGATACCAGGTGTCGGATGAGATGGAGCCAAATTGATGACTTGTTAGTGTGCCTGCGTCAGTACCAAATAACATTCCCATTGTTCCACTTGAACCAGTTGTTCCAGCTTGTTCAAATCTAAAACCAACATTTGACCCTTGAAAATGTGAATGTATTGGATTTCTATAATTGCTTACATCTGTGGAGTTCATCCAAAAAGATATTGTTCCTTGTGTATAAAAAGATCCAAAACTTGGAATTTGAAAAAGAGCATTATATCCAGGCAAAAATCTAAAAACATTACCATATGTACCTGCTCCAGGTTGTCCGTAATAATTATTCCAATTTAAAATATTTCTGCCATTGCCACTTAAATCGGTTCCATAAATATTAGTAGGTCTTAAATTGGGATCTATATAAAATTGTAATCCATCTTGTATTGGAGTTCTTTTAGTGAATGCATATAAATCTTCTTCTTGCCAAATTCCAGTTGACTCATATGTAAATAATGGTCCTAATGGTGCGTATATGCCTATTCTTCTGTTATTAGCCATTATCTAACATACACCTCTACTCGGGCAGATCTATTAATTCCCGTCGTATCTTGACAACAACTAATTTTATCACCTGCAGAATAGCTTCCGAAACCTGTGTCCATACCAATTCCACCAGATACGTCATTAGAGCCTAAATAAATTGGTACTGGGGCTAAGCTAGGCCACAATCCTTCACCGTTTTCATTCCAACCAAATCCCCACCTTACTCCTCCAGAAACCGAGTATCCTGGGAAAGGATAATAATTAAATCCATAAAATCTAACATCTACTTGACTACTAAATACTCCAGAACCCCAACCAGAAAAAGTTTTAGCATCTCTTTTGAAGTAACCTGTTCCTCCAGAAGTACTGCCAACGCCTACGTTTGAATTAAAAAAATTAACAGGCTCTATTCTATTTGAATTAACATAAAAATTATTCTCTAGCCATGTCCAAACGCCTTGCCCAGTTATACTTCCGCCTGTTCCTGTGGTTATATCAGGCCAAATTGCAAGCAAATCTTTTGCTTTAAAATAATTAAAAGTGTGATATTTTGCATCAGCATTATTTCTTGTAACATCTGTTGGGTTTAATGTATTTGTTGTTGTCCAATAATTTGCACTATAGGAAAAAGTTGTTCCTGTTGTTGCTTTCATTGCCATCATCCATCCCCCGCCATCATAAGCCGAGTTCATTATGCAATAAATTTGTGTTGGACCAACATTTGGCAAATTAATCCAATAGGCACCGTCCGTGTTATATCCAAAATCATTTTTAAGCTGTACTGCAGAAATTCCCGCTGTTGCAGCAGAAAGTCCATCTTTAACCCATGCGGAATTTGCATTAAGTCCCAGCTGATCTTGCATTTTAAAAATGCCTTTTGCTGTACCAGAACTTACTGTTGGATTTCCAATATATCTATTGATTCCCGCATGGTTTTTAGTCATAACTAGCTAAGTGTTTCGTATGAGCAAACAGCTTCTAAATATGAGTTAGCAGATGCTGTTAAACGAAGACTGTCCCCTTCTTGAAGATATATTCCAGTCGCTTTATCAATTACCACTAAAGAAGAACCTGCTGGAACAGAAATTAAATAAGCTAATCTGTAATCAACGCTACCTCTATAAACTGTTGCAGTAATTGTTGCTGCTGCCGTTCCATTAACATTTGCAACAACAAGGTTATTTACTTTTACAACTGTATTGCTTGCTGCAGTATTTGAAACAATAGCTGTTGCAGATGTTGTAACTTGTTGTACTGCAGTGCTTCCGCTAATATTAACAACGTTTACTATATTTGGTGCTGCCATTTTATCCTCCGAATACTATTGCCATAGCAATAGACTTTCCCATTGTTGCTAGTGCTGCTGATGATGGTATTGTTGTGTTATTTATTGTTACTCCCGCAAGATTTGATATTGTTGTTCCTGGGGTTAAAGATGTTGATCCAAGTACTGGGTAAACAGCCCAACGAATACCGCCAGTTTGTGTGGCATCTGCAATTAACAAAGTTCCATCTGCACCCACAGTTAAATTAAGATAATTTCCCTGAGATGTTCCAACAAGTATATCTCCTTTGGCATTATAAGCAAGCTTTTTGATATATGCCGTATGTGGGTCTGCTGCAGCATTATGCGTAGATATAGCAGTTGGAATTTCAGAGTGCAACGCAAGAGAACTATTGCCAGTTAAGGCTATTCCTAAGTCATTAGCTCTTGTCATTACACACCTCTTTTACTAGTTAATTATACCATTTTAGGCTTATAATCCAGTTGTATATGTATGAACCAGGGCCACGGCTATTACTGCTGCAACTACTCCAACTAATACCTTGTAATAGTCTTTAAAATCTGAGCCAAAAATACGCTTACCAATTATCATGCACTTATGCATAGGGGACAATATATATCCCGCCCAATTAACTGCAAAAAGAATTGGAAGATACATTTGACCATAAATTGGAAGAAGGATTCCAAGAACTCCTGCAAATTTTCCGCTACTCCCAAGAATGAATGAAAGTACAAATGAGCCAATTAATGCAACAATCAAAAATGATGAATTTTGTCCATTACCTAAAGCACTTGCAATAGCGTCTCTATGATATCCAACAAAATTACCAAGAACCAAAAGTCCAGTTACAATAAGCAGTGTGATTATATTGTCTTTTACAATAGCTTTTGTGTCTAGCTTTTGAACTTCCCGCCTTGATCTAACATTAATTTCTACGTCATCTTCCTTGATCTTTCCAAAGATATACCATAGGGTGCATACGGCTACTGTTGCAAGTAATGGCCATGTTGATCCTAGAAATGACCAGTATCCAATATTAAGTGCTGCCATTGGCAGAATAACTGTTTTTTCTAGAGGAGACCAAAAATAGAAATGATGAGTTGCTAAATAATCAATAACTCCATACTTCTTTCTACGCTCATCTCCGTGTACTGGTGCTAATGTATTTAAAACTCCAGCAGAAATAACTACACGACCATTAATTGGAAGAACTCCAGAAATGGCTGATGTAAGAGCAATTACTGCTCTTTTTGATTTTATTCTCTTTGCAATAAATGCATAAAGAGGTTGAAACACGTCATATTTACGTGCATAATATGAAAGAACCAATACGGTTCCAAGCATTAAAATGTAATACCATTCTTCGAATAGTATGTTAAGTGATGGCATCTAATTTCTCCTTTGTAACTACCACTATATAAAGCCCATTCCACCAATCTTTTTCAGATTCAATGTCGTTAAGGACCATTTTTGAATACAGTATACTTAATCCTGCTTTCTTAATACCATCTGCTGCACCTTTTACAACCCCGTCCCAATTTGCATCATCAAATATAATAACGGCGGTATCAGCAAGACAATCTTTATAATATTGTACTGCATTTGCTGTATTAACAGGATCGTGGGGACCATCGTAAAAGAAAAACTTTACATCTTTAATATCAGATGTATTTACAGCAAACATATGAGAATCAAAGAGCATAACATCGTTGCCTTTGATATATGGTTTAATATTATTGATAAACTTATCTTTCTTATTCTCAACAATGTTAATGCCATCTTGTGTAACGGGTGTCACATCTTCTTTCCAATTGTCTACAAAATAAGCTTTTATACTATTATCTTTTAATGCTGCTGCTCCAGTAGATCCGAGATATGAGCCAACCTCTAAATATGATCCGAGCTTTCCAGCAAGTCCATTTATAAGTGATTGCACTCTAGTACTAGTTAATCCTGGAATATCAAGTTCTACTCTTCTGTTTACAGAATCAACTAGTTCTTGTGTGACTTGCATCACAATAGGATCTTGAGTCTTGCCATATTTAGCATTATAAATCTTATCGCAAAAACCACAATCCCAGCAGTCAAACTTACAATTTTTAATCTTATTACGCCATACATCAATAGGCTTATCTGCTAGATTTGTTTCTTCTAAGAAACCCTTAAATGATTCAAACAAGATTTCGTGACCTTCTCTGTACTTATCAATTATGTCCATGGTTTCACGGAGTCTACTTGTAGATTCCCGCCCATGCATCTTTATAACATCTATGCCTAGGTCATTTAAGAACTCGTCCCAGTCAGCCTTCCAAGGGGGAAAATTAGCTGTTTTAAGGGGCATTGCGGGATCTTCATGATCCCACTTTGGACAAGATACACGACTGATTGGATCATTAAAGTATTGCGGGGTTGTAGAGATTCTTGTATTATTAAACTGATAATGTTCATCCATCATAATACAACCGCCAGCACAGCCTTCGTTTGCCAATAATGAAAGTTTAACTCCGTACTTTTCTTTAGCTTTTTTAAACCTTAAAAGTTTTTCGTGATCTCTCATCAAATCTCTATCAAGATTAATATAATTAAATCCTGCTTTTGCAAGCTTTTCAATATCTCTTGGCTCTGATACATTTCTGAGGATTGTGTTCTTTATAAATAACTCTGGAAAACTTGCTTGTATTTGACCTGTAGACACCCAATGTGTATGGGGTATTGTGACAGATCTTATTCCAGCCTCATAGACGGGTTTAAAGCTTTCTATCCATAGGTCTAGGTTTTGTTGTGAAGGTCTTACTTCAATATTGTTAAATACGGCGGAAGCGGTAATACCAGTAACCTCTTGGACATATGTAGCCATTCCAATAAGATAATTGTGGTCTTCTTCATTTTTAAACGTATCCCCCATAGCATCTTGACTAAATGGGGGGATACGGCATGTAAAATAAAAATCGTATATTAGATCTTTATTCCGCTTGAGAAACTCCAGGAAGTTCTGAAAGTCTTTCTCCGTTAACTTTGGATTCAATGGCACTGAAAACATTTGATGCTGTTTCTTCTAACCCGTCTTCTATTAGTGGTAATTCTAGTTGATTTGCTGCAATAAGTTCATTCACTTGCTTCTGAACACTATCGCTAATTGCTGCTACATTTGCATTTACAATACCTGAATATTGAATTGCTACTGTTAAAGTTTCAATCTGATCTTCTCTATCCATCATGGCAATTGAATCCATATTTCCAGTTCCTAAACGACCAAATGAAAGAATATCCATTGCAGCTTGCTTACCCATTCTAAGTATCCAATACTTGCGTTCTTCTTCTGGATTATCTCTTAAAAAATATTCTAAACTATCTTGATCTGGTGCATGCTCTTTGATAATATCTAGGAAGGTCTTGATTTCAATTTCAGATTGTCTCATCTTACGCTTCCAGATTGTAATGTCATAAAGATTCTTATCTTTATCAATCTTTAACATTTCTGCTTCTAGATCAAGTCCCGCATCTAAGTTAGCTTCGATATCTCTGGCAAACTTCTTATCAATAATCTCTGCTTTCTTTAGACTATTGTTAATCTCAAAATAAGCATGATAACGAACTTCAAGTTCCATTAATGCTTGTCTTACCTTCTTATAAGGAGTAATTTGAGAATTAGCAACAAAATACTTTGATTGAAAATCTGTTTGTCCATTATTAGACAAAACTGATTGTTTAATTAAATCAATATCATAACCTTGTAAATCGTATTTTTCTATAAATTGTCCTGAAATGTTAATTGTATTTAAATCACTTGATACTATATTTCCAGAAACTAAATTGCTTTCATCTGTAATTATTGTGGCTTGTTCCACAATATTGTCAGAAGTTGAATGCATGTGCTTTGACCTCTACTTTTCTATTCCAATCGGTATCGCTAACTGTTAAACCTAGTTGAATTGCCTGGCTTTGAGGCATTAATATGCCAAAGTGGAATTCATAGAACATATTCATGTCCCAAATTGTTTTACATCCTTCTGCTGCTTTAAGTAGTCTTTGAAAATCTACTAGGAGCTTGGAAAGATTGTCATAATAGTCTTCTGACTTTTTTAATATTTTTTGACAGAAAGCTGCTTTATCTTCTATTCCTCTTTCTTGAACTATATAATCTAGGAATGGAGTATATGCAGTTTCTGGGTTATTTAAGAATTCTTGTGCTTCGTGCTTTTGAACATCCCACGATTCTTGCTCTAGTGTTGATACGTCAACCATTTCATGATATCTATCATTAAATTCTACTTCAATAATCATCTTAGCAAACATGTACATAAACTTAACAACTTTTTCTTCAATTTCTGGAGTAATAACAACAGGAATCTTTTTAAGTGGAATTTGATCTGCTACGCTATCTGTATAGCTAACTGAGGACTTAGTATTTTGATAATGTGGCATCTTTGCTTCCCACATCTTACCTTCAGGACGAATTTCAGAGAAGAATGCTGCACCATAAATAGCAGTCTCTTCATCTATCTCTAATACTTTGCCAGTCCATTGTGGCCTGAAGGTGTTGTATAACGTGCTACTTATCTTTACACAAACAATATCATAAATTGAATAAACATCTGTACATGTTAAATTTATATCCCCGTGTCCATCCCCATGAAGGAAATCATTAACCATGCTTTGACGCATGATTAAATACTTCATAGTTGGAGGTGTAGGTGGAGCAACTGGTGTTGCGGGATCTGTAGAAACAACTGCTGATGCAGGAGTATCTGTATATGGCGATGGAACGCTCAAATCATTTGTATTTGTTTCATCAGTCATTATTTTCTCCTATTAACTTTTCTATTATATCAGAATATTGCAAACTATGCACCGTATCTTGTAGCAGTTACTGAAGCTGCTGCGGATGCACAAAAACCAGAAGATTGTCCATTATGTCCCTTTGGCATAGTTGTTGTACCCATAGCTGTTACAGCATTGTTTGAATAAGTAAACTTCCATGTCATATTATTTTGATTACCATTATAGTTTCCAAGCATGTATCCCCAACTTTGTCCCATTTCAAGGTTTTCTTCACCTATGGTGGATATACCATTAAATGTTGTGATTGATGCACCTGTTGTATCATTTACTTGTGCCCAGCCCAAAGTAACGTTTCCGCCAGTTCCAATATAAAAATATCCCAATTTAGTACACAAAAACTTTCTATAACCATCGGATCCTGGTTGTGACCATGTAACCCATGAATCATTTGAGAATGTAAGTTTGTATCCCGTTCCAGCGTTTACTGCCCATCCATAAGTTTGACCCATTCCACCAGTTCCAGCTCCTGTAGAAAATGGTGCAGATGTTGTGGTATACATAACTTCTGTAGCAAAATCCATTTTATCTACTGCAGCATAACCGCCACCAATTGCGTATCCTTTTTGACCTACTTGATCTGTTATTGCTCCGTGTGTGTGTCGTGGAACAGACATATCCCATCCACCAACACCTGGTGTTGCGGTTCCTTCTGCTGCATATCCAGATCCGTATGTTACACCTTGTGCAGTTGGGTTATCTCCAATATATCCAAAATTTGGAGCTGTTCCCGATCCAAATGTTCCGTAACCCCTTGTTCTTGCAGACCCAGTATGTAAATTGATTGAAGATGTATGAACTGTTCCTCCTGAGTTTGAGCAACATGTATATGATTCATTTAAAAATGTACCTAGTCCATACGCATTGTAATCTGACCAAAAACCATCAAAATACCCGCCTGCTCTGTCCATTTGTTCTCCAACATAATAGGTAGTGTCAGTTGCATGCCATGTCTTGTTAACTGAACGCCAAGGATTAGAGTTTTTGTATCCGCCTAAAAGAAATCCGTGAGTGATTATACTTCTATATTGAAAGCTTGCGTTATTAATTAATGTATTTGTTTCACCTGGATAATTCCAATATGTTGTTGATCCGTTTGAATATAAATGCGTTCCGCCTGCTGTAGCAGTTGGTGCATTATATATACCAGGAAATACTGAAGTTGTAGAAAGTTTAAATGCCATTATGTAGATACCGCCGAAGTTATTGTAGCTGCTGCTGTAAAACAATCCCCAGAAGATTGACCAACGTGACCTTTAGGCATACAAGCAGAACCCATTTGAGTTTGTACATCTGTAGAATAAAGAGTTTTAACTGTATGATTATTTTGTTGTCCATCATATTGACCCAACATATAACCCCAATCTTGACCCATCTCCATATTTTCTTCTCCCAAACCTCTAAGCTTTGAAAGTGTTGCTAAAGCAGCTCCAGTGGAATCTGAAAATTTCATAATTCTAGAATCAGTATTTCCACCCATTCCCGCATATGCCCATCCATATTTTGATCCCAAAGTTTTATTTTGACCATCAGTTGAAGTTGCTGCTGCCCATGTAGATATAGAATCATTTGACCAGGTAATATATCTTCCTGCTGATGGATATTGCATCCAACCATATGTTTGTCCGCCCCAAGGGGCTACTGACTGTCCTGTATTAGGACCCACTATTGAAGTTGCATACATTATTTCTGTAGGAAAATGTAATTTATCAATTGCAGTTCTTCCACCGCCCAAAACATATCCTACTTGACCAGTTATATTTGTCATTCCACTACCAACAGCTATAGTTCCTGAAAGATTCCATCCACCTACGTCTGCTGTTGCACCTTGTGCATCTGTATATCCAAAATTAGATGCTGTTCCAGAAAATGTGCCTGGTCCATTTTGTCTCATCAAACCATTATGTAAATTAATTGAAGAAACGTGAGAAGATGCACCTTGGAATGTATCCATTGTTCCAAACATATATCCGTTGTAATCTGAATATGCACCACCTACATAAGCTCCCGCTCTATCCATTTGCTCTCCAACATAATAAGTAGTATCTGTTGCATGCCAAGTTTTATTAACTGATCTCCATGGATTTGAGCCTTTGTATCCATTACATAAAAATCCGTGAGTATAAATTGTGCGATATCTCCAACCAGTTCCTGGGACAGTGCTTATTGCACCTGGATATGCAAAATAATAATTTGTTCCATCATTGTACATTGGTGAACCTTGATCAGCACTTGAAGGTGTTGGTAAAGTTCCTGGATATATTTGAGTTCCGCCTATTTTAAATGCCATTATACTGGATATCCTGACGTTATAGTTGCTGCTGCAAATGAACATGCTGCTGAAGATTGTCCAAAGTGTCCTTTTGGCATTCCCGCTGCACCTATTGATACACAGCTATCTGTTGTGTAATAAATTTTCATAGTTTGATTATTTTGTTGTCCATTATAGTTTCCAAGAAAATATCCCCAGTTCTGCCCCATTTCACCATTTTCTTCAGATGTTCCAGTATATGATTTAGCAAATGTAGATATTGTATTGCCAGTAGAATCAGAAGTTTTAAATATATTATCTCCAACAACAACATAGTGTTGACCCAATTTACTTGAAACAGCTTTATACCATGCACCCTGACCATTTGTTGATGATCCTGAAGTGTTATTCCATGTTGTATATGCTTGATTGCTAAAATTAAATTGTTGATGATTACCGTCAAAATTTACCCATGCATAACTTGTTCCAAAAACACAAGTTGTCATTCCTGCAGTAACTGGAGCTGATGTTGTTGTGTACATTGTTTCTGTAGGGAAATGAAGTCTATCTGTTGCTGATGTACCACCACCGTGTACATATCCAACTTGGTTTATTTGATCATTTGAGCAACCATGAAAGTCTCTGGCTTCTGCTGTATCCCATCCACCAACACCTGCTGATTGATAAAGAGTTGAATCTGTAAGAGTTGTGCTACCAGTATTTTCAATCTGACTACCATATGAAACTCCTGCACCATCATGTGCTGGATCAAGACCAATATAACCAAATGGAACTGATGATGTACCAAAAGATCCATCTCCAGAAGATGTTCCTGTAGGTCTAAATATTCCAGTATTATAGGCTGGTGCTACATATCCAGCTGTTGTTGAAGTTGAAATTGCATTTACGTTATAATCCCATTGCTGCATTCCACGTTGTCTACCAACTCCATTATGAAGATTATATGAAGAAGTGTGCGGGGAAGATCCAGAATAAGCATTGATAGTTCCATGAACATAAGCATTATAATCAGATGTTGTTCCATCTCCATATGCCATAGCTCTATCTATTTGATCTCCTACTAAAAATGTAGTGTCATTAGCATGCCATGTTTTATTTACAGAACGCCAAGGGCTTGAACCTTTATAGCCTCCCGCCAAAAATCCGTGAGTTAATATACTTCTATATTGAAGTCCTGTACCTGGGTTATTTGATGTTTGTCCTGGATAAGCAAAATATGTTGAGTTTCCATCAGTTTCTAAAGGTGCACCAATTGTTGCAGATGAAGGAAAGTTAAATACTCCAGGGAAATAAGATGTTGAACCTACTTTAAATGCCATCTATGATACCCCGCAATTCTGTAACTTCTGCACGGAGTTCTTTAATGGCTTCTACCAGCAGTCCAACCAAGTTGCCATAGGCAACCGATTTGATTCCATTTTCATTTTCAAGAACTGCTTCTGGCATAACTGCCTCTACATCTTGAGCAATTAATCCTACGTGACGAATCTTTTTATCATCAGAGATAAGACTATATGTTACACCATTAATTTGATCTACAATTGCAAGAGCATCTGTAATTTTTTCAATATTATCTTTAAGGCGGGAATCAGAGTTTGTTGTAATATCTCCAGCTGCTACCAAGTTACCTGAGTTATCTATGGATCCAACAACTGTTCCTGCAGAGTTTAACCAATTTTGAAGAGAGGCAGTTTGACTTGCTATACCTTGAATAGAAAGAGGAATTTGTGTTGTTGCTTGAGATTGAATTAAGTTTGAAGTTCTTGTAAAGTTAATACCAACACCTGGCATTCTAAAAGATGTTACATTTGTATCACCTATTGTAACTTCTCCACTTACTGAAGATGATGATGGTTGAACATTTCCACCAATAATTATATTATAGCTACCATTTAATGTTATGGTACCTGCACTATTTCCAAGAAATGTATTCCATGATCCGTTGTTTGAAAATCCCGCTGCATTGCCAAGAGCTGTAGCATAAGCACCATTATTATTTTGTAAAGCTTGGTATCCAACTCCTGTATTTGCAAATTGAGATGAAGAGTATCCATACATAGTTCCTGCTACTGCTGGTGCTGCAAGTCCTAATGCTACCCATGAAGCAGATGTACCATTTGATTGAAGATAATATCCTGTAGTTCCTGCAGATTGGGCGGGAAGAGCAATAATACTTATAGATCCACCTAAAGATACAGATGTACCATTAATAGTTACAGATGAATTTGTTAAAGCACCATTAGGGATATTTGTTAATCCTGCTCCAGAACCTGAAAAAATTCCTGATGCTGATATATTTCCTACAATAGAAACTGTTCCTGAAGGGGCTGATATTGATGGTACCGATAATTTAGATGAAACACTTAAAATACCATCAACAATTTCATTGCTTACCTTAAGCGGATCAAGGTAATTATGGTTTAATTTAGCTAGAGCCATTAATACCCACCCCTTTTTATTTTAAGCTTGTGCTTCAGTCCAAGATAAACGACCTGCAACGTTTACAGGAGTTGCAGAAAGGTTCTGTACAACAATTGTAAGGTTATCTGGACCATCTGGGTAAATGTTAGTGTTAGAGTTTGTTCCACCACCACCAAGAATTGAGTTACCTAGATCACGTACTAGTGAAAGATCAACGGATCCTGTTGAATTTGTAAAGAATCCACCAGTATTTTCACCACCAGATACGTTTGCATATCCACCTGCATAGTCTGCAATCTGTGCAAGAGATGAGTTTGCACGTCCTGCAATGTTTCCAACTGCATTTGTATATGCCTGTGAAATTGTTGGTACACCATTCAAAATTGCAGTAACAAGTACGTTGTTTGTATTAGAAAGTGTAAGGTCAAGAGCACGAAGAACTAACTGCATTCTATTAATAAGTTCACGAGCACCAAATGGAGCTGCTATACCATTATCAACTGATGGAGAAATTCTGATCGAGAACAATGCTTTTGTTGTTCCTCCGCTGAATGTTCCGTTACCAGATACTGTTCCAGAATTGTTAACAGACAAAGTTAATGTTGTACCATTAATATTTGTAATGATAGCACCTGTTCCAATACCTGTTCCAGTTACTGACATACCGTTTACAAGGTTTGTATTTGCACCCACTGTAATTGTATTTGTTCCAGATGTTCCAGTAATTGTTGTTACAGTTGCTGCTGTTCCAGCAATTGCTGTCTGTGTTGTTTGTCCATAAGTAAAGAGAAGAGACTTATCATCATCAAAACGACCATCCATAATAACAGATGTTCCCCAGTGCGATAGTGTTGGAGAAAATGTTGGATATGCTGTTTCTACCATAACTGGAGCTGTTGCAGCATATGTAAATGCTTGTGCAGTTCCCGCCATTGGAGGAATTATAGCTGTTGGATTAGAAGATGTAACACCTTGAGAAAGAGTAAGTGTTGTTCCGCTAATTGAGCTGATCCATGTTCCATCTGCAATACCAGTTCCAAATACACGTTGTCCGACTTGTAATCCTGATGTAGAAGAAACTGTTGCAATGTTAGATCCTGCTGCAGCTGTAAGAGCAATTGACAGATTACCTGTTTGTGCTCTTGTAACACCAGTAAATGATGTTGAAGTTATTCCTGTATAGTTTACAAACTCAAATTGGCTTGCATTTCTAATACATATTGTTCCACCTGCAGGATTAAAACCTGTTGTAGATGCAACGTTGACTGTTGTATCAGAAGTACCAATGCTTTGAGAAATAGTAGTTGTAATTGGATTTGTAAATGTTTCGTAACGTCCTGGCAAGTTACCTGAACGCATATAAGCCATTGGGTTTAAGTTGTTATTAGGCATGCGGTGAGCATAAATAATTTCACCCTTTGGACCTCTTACACCCCAACGCACAAAACCTGCACCGTACCATGTATAGTCTACATAGAACATCTGCATTGTATTAAAGTTTGCATTATATCCAGAAGGTCCAGTACCATCAAGTTTATCAATGTTAAACTGAGATTGTGGAATTACTGTATCTACAGTCTTTGAAATAACTACAAAGCTTGCTGATGCTCCACGATATGATGGAGAGATTGTAAGAGATGTATCTGAAGCAATTTCAGTAACACGATATGATTGTCCACGAAGAACAATAAAGTCTCCTGGATTTAATTGCTTTGAAAAATATGTAGGGTATGATGCATTTGTTTGAGTAACTGTGTTAGAACCCTGAGTTACTGTTACACGTCCCGCTACCTGAAGAGTAGAATTTCTTTTAACAATAGAAATATTTTGTCCATCATACTGCCAGAAAAGACCATTTTGTTGATCAAAAATTCCTAGACGGTTTGTTGCACCATACCATGTTGATATAGAAGCATTTGGAGCACCTGTTGCAACTACCGCTGATGGAACTGTTGCTGCAGTATATGTAAACTGATTGTATGAAGTAACGTTAGTAACTGAAAATGTTCCATTGTAAGCAGATTCGTTAGCTCCAGAAATTGTTACTGTGGTTCCTGGTTGAATATTGTGACGTTCTTTGGTTGTAACAGTTACTGTAGTACCTGATGAAGTTAAATTATCAATACCTGCATATGGCTTAAGTGTTGTTCCAGATGACATCTGAATACCTTTACCTGATTGATAACGGAAATAACGGCGGGTCTGACGAACAGCCTGTTCAAAGTTGGAAGAACCATTAGCAGAAAATATAACTCCGCCATCAAATGCACGGTGCAAGAACTGTCCTTGTGGACGTACATAGATCGCTGCTGATGAGAATCCAATAGTTCCTGTTGGAGTACTTGGTGTGTAATAAGAGAATGTAGCATTGTTTGTAATTCCACTTACAACATAAGAGCCATTTGGAGCATTTGTTGAAGCTGTTAAACCAATGATAGCAACTTCATTTCCAAGTGAAAGTCCATGTGGTACAGATGTTATTACTGTAACCATATTACCGCTATAAGTTACAGATGTTGGAGCTGCACCAATTTGTGCATTTGAATAAAGTGTACCTGAGTAGATAGCTGTTTTATTTGGATCATACATTGATGTAACTGTTGTTGTATTTACAGTACGTGCTGTATAGGTAAATGTAGTTGATGTTGGAACTGTTTCAATAATAAAATTACCATTAACAAAAGAAAAATATCCATCTTGCACGGTAATTGGAGTTCCAACAGCAAAACCGTGAGCTTGAGATGTTGTAATTGTTACTGTACGTGAAGATGTAGGAATAGTAAGATCTGTTACGTAAGGAACAACTGCTGGAGACTGAGAAGCAAATGGGCGATTATTAATCATTGTAAGATTTTCCCACTTAGAAATCTGAGTTCCATATTCAAAGTCAGTATCAATAAGTGCTTGTGGCTGTGTCACACGAAGCTTATTTGTTGGATCTGTAAGGTTTTCTGCAGGAGTAAATCTTTCATCCCATTCATCAATTGTAACTTGAATTTTATCTGTAGCTGCCATAGCAGTTGTATTGTAGTTAAGTACAATTGTGGTTGTTTCATTCATTACAGAGTCGTATGCAGGTGTATAAGAAGTAGCTAAAAGGGATGCGTCTGAAAAGTTATATATTACCTTGTTGGCAGTAACGTTAGTGATTAAGATCATACGCTCTCTAGGTATATATCTTGGAATAACCAATGTTCTTGTAGATGGAGTAAATGTATACGCCGTATCCTTTAATACTTTTCTTGCCATGTTTTTACGCTCCTAGTAATATATCCAATGCTTTGAAAGGATAGTTTTTGTTTATAGTTGTAGTGGTTGGACCTACTACAATCCTGCCGTCAAATGTTGATCCTGCTGGGGGAACTTCAGAAAACGATATATATCCATCTGAATCCACAAAGTAGCCATCAATATTCACCATAGACTGCCAGACGTATTCTGGAGTTCCTACAGTTTGAATTATACCATTTACACTGATTAAAAGCCTAAATGGATTAGTTATTGATTGTTGTACGCCTTGATATAATGCTGCAAATCTACTTTCAAGCCCGTCAAAAAAAGGCGGGTCAAGAGGAATGATGTCCGAAACAACCGAAGCTGTTAAACCATTTGCTATCTGATACGATTTACTTGGCATATTTCCTCCTATCCTATTATATCGTTAAATAGTTAATTATAAAAGTTCATGGAACGAAGAAATATTATATTCTCCAGTTCCTTGTCCGTCTGTTATAGCAATATTTTTAAAATAAGCAACTGATGTTGCTCCAGATGTGTCCATCTCCGCAACTAGATTATAGTGATTTAAGCTTTTACCAATTGAAGATCCGCCAGTAAATGTGGTAATCGGAATAACACGATGATACCATTTTCCATAAGCATAAGAAGATAAATCTGTTGATGGATGGCAAAGAATTCCATTTTGATCTGTTGCACCTGAGTCTCTTAAATTATTACCATCACTTACATGAAGATCCATTGACATCTGTATATTTCCAGAACCCACCCAATATACGTCATACTCAAGATAATCTCCTGCCTGTATAGTATAAGATCCAATACTTGTTATGTCTGCATAATTATAAAGATTCCCAGTTCCAGTTAAATATCCAGAAGCAGAAATGTAATCGCTAGACAAAGAAAAAGTTGTTAAATTTGAGCTTCCGCTGGTTAAATATGTTTGACTAAATGTCGGAAGAGAATCTGGATATACCCATATTTTTTTTCTAATAGCCATTAGAAGTTTCCTAATCTGGCAACCAAATCCCACTTAGAATCTGTTGAATTATATACAAATCCAAGATATAAAGTTTTATTTGCCACAGTTATAGTTGGCAATGCTAAATCTGATGATCCTCTATAAATAGCATTCCATGCAAGAGTTCTTGCTGTACCGTTATCTTTAATTCTTATTTTAAGGCTCTGACCATTTACTGGAGTTCCCGCTGGTGCTGCAAATGTTGCAGTTTGAGTTAATCCTGTAATTACATAAAAATCATCTGTATTTGCAGATGGAGCGGGAGTTGCTGTATCTGTTACAGTTGTAGTTCTTGGAGCAATATATGTTGGAAGTGGGGCAAGCCAAGTAATTGCACCATTCATAGCTGCATGTGATGCACATTGATACTTATATAAAGTTCCTGCTGGTACTGATGCTGGTACGTTCCAATATAAAGTACCACTCATTTGTGATTGTGCTAATGATCCACTTTGAACAGTTCCATTAGTTCCCACCCATGTTAAACCAGTTGTGATGTTTGAATAAGTTGAGCCAGATCCACCGTTTGATTGAATTTGGAATGGATGTCCTGCTGCACCTAGATTAAATGCAACTGTTGTTCCACCAGTTACAGATATTGTTGGATTATTTCCTGAATAATGGCTGTTAAATGTATATGCGGTTTGTGCAACATTTCCTACTGTAAGATTTGTCGCTGCAATTCCCGCTGCTTGGTCAATTGTTAGGGCATTTGGATTATCTGATAGTTGAGAATATGCTGGTTGAGACCAAGAAAGAGTTTCTGATCCTACTGAACCAGTAACCTGTAAGAATTTGTTAATATTGTTTGTTAAATTTGGTTGTGGATAAAATCCGTAAGGCATAGATGACCATGCATATGATCCATTACCAATTCTAAAATATCCTTTTTCATAATCATAACCAATTTCACCATTGTAGAGTATTGATGCGTATGATGCCCAAGATGCACTTGAATTTGCTTTCATCTTAAGAATATTTGTCAAACCATCAATGGTTTTATTCATAAATGATTCTGCAGTTGTTCTAGCAACTAAAGTATCTGTGACATTTGCAGGTAATGTTAAAGTACCGCCGTTTGAAATAGTAGCAATTACTGGAGATGTAAGGGTTTTATTAGTAAGAGTATCTGTTGTATTTCTACCTACAAGTACATCTGTTGTTGCTGTAGAAGGAATCACTATTGTTCCCGACGCAACTGTTGAAGAAGTTACTGTAGTTGTTCCTGAAGTAGAACCTGCAATTGTAAATCCACTTGAACCAATTGCTGGCAATGTAATTGTTGGATTTGTAAGTGTTAAGCCAGTAATTGTTGTAACTGATCCACCCAATGAAACTCCAGATGTTCCAATAGTTATAGATGAATTCTGCAAAGATGTGTTTGGAATATTTGTGGTAACTGGCGGGGTAATCCAGACAAGCTGTGATCCATTCCATGAAAGAATATATCCATTTGTTACTCCGTTTGTATCAAACCCAAGTCCTGGAATTCTAAGTCTTGATATATTAGCATTACCCAGTGTGATCTCATTTGACGATGAAGCAGATGAAGAGTTTGCACTGTTTCCAATAATTATATTATTAGATCCGCTATTTAAAGTTGTTGCTGCATTGTATCCAACAACTGTATTATTTCCACCGCTTATATTATTTTTATATGATTGAGATCCTACTGCAACGTTTCCAGATGATGAAACTCCAGATGCTAGGGCATTTTGACCTATTGCAACGTTTTCTGTACCTGATGCATTTGCGTATAAAGCTGTATCTCCAACTGCTGTGTTGTTTGAACCGTTTGTTATATTAAGTTGAGCATTTACACCCAAAGCAGTATTCTTAGTACCAGAGGTTAATTGCTGTAATGCTGCTGATCCTAATGCTGTATTTGAAGATGTTGTAATACCAATTAAACCAGATCCAGAACCACCTGTAAATGTTGCGGTACCGCCCAAAGGAATAACTGTTCCATTTAATGTAATAGTAGAGTTAGCCAAAGCTGAGTTTGGAATATTAGTTAATGTATTTAAAGCACCATTAATTGAAAGACCAGTGACAGCTGATGCTGTTTGTCCTAAAGCAATATTTGTTGAGCCAAGAGTAATAGAGTAATTTGTAAGTGCTGTATTGGGAATATTACTTAATGTATTAAGTGCACCCGAAATTGATTTATTAGATAAAGATTGGGATGAGGCGGTGGTAGCAATAGTAGAATCCACCTGTGTGGATGTAATTAATCCATTAATAGAAGATGCAGCAATATATGTAGAAGCATAGTTATTATTTGCTTGAATTGTAACAACATCGCTAGCTGTTAAAGCATTTGCCAATGTTATTGTAGATCCATCAGTTGCTGTATAGTCTATACCTCTTTGCAAGAGTACTCCATTTAGGAAAAACTTTTCTTTTCCTAGGAAATACTGAAGTACGTTATTTGAAGAATCATAGCCAGAAAGTATTAATTCTCCGCCTGCAGCAACATATGACCAATTTAGTTCGGTTAATGTTCTGCTAGTTGGTGGATATTTATCTATTGCCATAATACTCCTATTATACTATAATGTCTACTTATTTAATGCTTCAAGAATTTGATCAACTTTTTGCTCAAGTAGAACTATTCTATCTATTTGTGATTCTTGATTATTAAGCATTTCTACATGAGCATTTGCCCATACCAGAGCTTCTTCTTCAGATTCCCAAGTTGCACCATTTTTTTCAGGATTAAAAGGCTGTTCAATACATATTGAGCCATCTCTATCAATCCATGCAGTTATAAAATCTTGTGCATTTTTTTCTATTCTAACGCTAAAATTTGTTGCCATGAACCTATCTCCTTATAATTTGACTTAACGTTTTCTATTGCAGAGTTATATTTAGTTCCTAATTCATTTAATACAGACAAATTATGTCTGGCTTCGGTCATAAATAAATCTGCAAACTCTTCATTTTCTTTTGATGCAAAAACAGCAAGTGCTGCAGCTTGCAAAATAGTTGCACGATTTGCTTGTCTTTGTAACTCTTCATTTGCTTGCCTATTAATCTCTACAACTTCTGTATATGCAGCATTTTCAAGAAGATTTTTTTTGTGTGCCTCTGCCCATCTAAGTGCTTCTTCTTCTGATTCCCAGCCTTCTTTTTCTGAACGTCCTGGTCTCATCGGTTGTTTAATGCAAATTTCTCCGTCTTTATCAATCCAAACGGTAATTTTATTTCTTTTTTTAGTTAATCTAATATCGTATTTTGTCATTATGCGTACTTCCATGTATATGTTCCAGTGGATCCGTATGCTGCTGTTCCAGATACGGTTCCTGTTGTATATGAGCTTCCTGGGCTACCGCTTGGCCCTACTGACCAACTTCCACCAGTTCCACTATAAATATATGCAGTTGATAAATTGGTTCCACCCAATTCTACTATTTTACCATCTAAATTAGTTCCATAAGTTCTTCTTGTTGCAACAGGCTGGGAAGTTTCTGTTGTCCAAGCACTTCCATTATATGAATATACTGCAGTTGAATCAGATTCTGATCCTGGTCCGCCAAAATAATATGTTCTGCTATTTACATCAACTAAAGCTCCAAATCCCATTGATGCTGGAGTTGAACCTCTATTTGTCCAAGAAGATCCATTAAAGCTTTCTACAGTGCTGCTAAATCCACCTGCTTTTAATATTGCACCTAGCCCTGCTGCATATGTTGATTCGTGCCAATATGCTGATGAGCATGAAGCTCCAGTTGTCCAAGATGACGCTGTATTTGATGTTCCATAAACATTTGTTGTAGCGGGATATCCAGCAATTCCCCATATTGTACCTGATAAATTATCTCCAAATGGACCTTGTGTGGATGTTGGATAGTTTGTTTTAGAAGTCCAAGTTGATGGACTATTTATAAGATCTGCACTATAACATAAATTAGAAAAAGGTGATTCTCCACCAAATCTTATACATACACTATTGCTATATACGCCAAAACCTACTGCACCTTTATTATCTGGGTAATTATTACTTAATCCAGTAAATGCTCTTACTGTAGAAAACCATTGTCTCCAAGTCCCACCAATTCTTGTCCAACCTTGAGAAACAGTTCTCCAGGTTCCAGAAACTTTTATATATGCTGAAGAAACAGATCTCCATGTTCCAGAAACTTTTATTGATGCAGTCATATTGATTTCCTATACGTAAACAAGCCAAACATCTCCATCATTTCCTCCAGATGGTGCTGTTGTAGCAGTATAAATATTTCTTAATGTTCCAGTAGTGGTGGTTTGTGCAGTTGTTAATGCTCCACCCAAAGAATCAATTATTTTTCTCCAAGGTTGCCAAACTCCACCTCCACCGATTGATGTAGGATTTCCAGATCTTGTCCATAAATTTCCAGTTGCGTAATCTCCATAAATTTGAGTTATTGTATCTGCAGCAGAATGAACTACTATTAATTGACCCCACTCACTTGCACCTAAAGATTGTGGACCATTTGTATTATTATTATTAACTCTATAATGGCCAGATGTTGTTAATGCATTAAAATCTGCATTTAATACGCTTGTTCCAACAGAAAGTATTCCGTTATATGTTCCTGATGCTGTTAAAGAGGTTGAAGAAAGTGATGCAAGGCCTGTAATAGTTGTATTTGTGGATCCAGAAGATATAGAAGTATTTCCAATAGTTGGTGCTAAATAACTTACTGCTGGCTGCCAAGTTAAACTAGTTCCGTCTGTTTGTAAAAATTTTCCACCATTACCTGCTTGACCTGGAATAACATTTGAGTTTGTCCAATAAAGATTTACTCCATCAGTTGTAAGATAATAACCTGCTTTACCTGCTTGTGCAGGAATAACAGATGATGGATTTAAACCAATTGTAACTGCACCTGTTGTTCCACCACCAGTTAATCCCGTTCCTGCAACTATAGAGTTAATTGCACCTGCAGTTACAGATCCTCCAAGTGGAATAGATACGCCATTTACTGTAATTGCATTGTTTGCTAATTGTGAATTTGCTATAGAACCTGTAATAGATGCTGCAGGAAATGCTGCAAGGCTATAATTGCTTGCTGCATATACTTTTAAATTATCTCCGCTGGTAATTCCAGAAAGCCCTGTTATTGTGTTTCCTGTAGTAGCAATATAATCTATACCACGAGTTAATAGAACACCATTTAAATAAACTTGTTCTTGTCCTGGAGTATATGCTAAAGTTTGACCTGTATCGTCATTACCTGAAAGAGATGTTATTGCTGATCCCGCTGTTTTAACCCAAGTTAGGGTTGTTAAAATACTTTCCGCAGGAGGATATTGCGTTACTGTCATACACTCTCAACTCCTGAGATATGTAACGTCACCCCAGTAGAGGTTGCAAAACCAGCTACAATCTTGCTTGAATTAATTACCTTTTTAAATTGAAAATTAACTACAGAAGCTGCTGGAATTGCAATAGCTGGGAGTAGGTTAACTCCGCCAACAGTGATTGTTACGTTTTGTTGCAATGTTGTTGTATTAGAAATAATAATTTCCGTCAAAATTGCTTTACCATTTGACGGGGAAGTATAAAGAGTTGTAGATGAGGTTGAGGCTGCTGTTTCTGCCATAGTGACTGGTGTATTAGTAGCCATTAGTAAACCCCCATAATTATATTCATCTCAAGATTACTTGTATCAGCATTAATTATACCCCAAGATGCTGCAGTTCCATTAGTTGTAAGGTATTTTCCTGAATTACCTGTTTGAGAAGGCAAAGAAGATAAAGCTGATGGATTAATTTGAGATGTTGGAATATATCCAGATCCATCTAATGTTGCTACACCACCTGGAACTCCAAGTTGAGAATAAGATATATAATCTACACCAGCAACTGGCAGGGATGAAGAAGTAAGTAATGAATACCAACTAAAACCGTCATAATAATTAACAGTTAGTGTATTAGAGTTAAAATAAAGAGATCCCGCTTTAGAATTCTGAGTAGTCGGGTTAGTACTAATAGATGCTAACGCAATAGGTGTTAGAAATTTTTTAGACACGACTCTCCTTTACTTACTACTACAAAATTTATCCAACAATTACAACGTTATATGTAGTACCAGAGGCTGGGGCTGATGCGAATCCAATCGTTACATCGTTTGTATTTGCTGCACTTCTTGTAATATCTACTTCAACATCGCCATATTGAGTATCTGGGCTTGCAGAAGTCTGATATACACGAACTGTAATATCTCTTGTAGCTAAGCTGTGAGTAATTGTAAAGTTAGATGTTGATGCATCTCCAGTAATTGTTCCAACATACTTTCTTACTCCATAACCTGAAGCAAAGTTAAGTGTGTTGCCTGTTGTATTGAAACCAGTTCCTGTATTAATCTTCAATCCCGCTGAAGTTGTGGTTAAACCACCAGCTGAATTAAGTCTTAATTGAAGTGTGTTTCCACTTAATGACAAGCCAGTTGAATCCGAACCAGTTGTAGTATCTGTTGAAGAACCAAGAGCAATTGCAATTTGATTTCCAGCTGTCGAGATACCAGAACCTGCTGTAATTGATGATGCTCCAGAGAACTGTGTCCATGTAATTGAATCTGTTCCAATTACAATTGACTTTCCTGTTCCAGTTCCCTGTGCGTTCATTACAAACGAAACATTTTGATTTGTTGGTGTAACTGTAAATTGTGATGGATGTGAAACCACAAATGTAAGGTCACCAGCATTTGCTTGAGCAGCAACATGATTATCATAATCTGTAGCACGAGTAAGTACCCACTTTGAAGATCCTGAACCAATATTTGTTACTACGTAAATACCATTTTGAGTTGCAGTTGCTTGATTCTTAACAAGCACTCTGTCTCCAGATGCTAACGTTACATTATCAATTATTAATGCTGAATTTGCAGAAGCTGTAAGTGTAGCTCCTACACCAGTTCCACCGTCTCCACCTGTTGTTCCTGCTGCATATACTGCAGAAAGTGAAGAAACTGTTGCTGCAATTACTGCATCATGAGCATTAATTCCAGAAGAAATGTTGTCAACATATTGCTTTGTAGCAACCTGTAGTGCTTGTGTAGGATCTGCGGTAACTGCAACTTGAGTAACAGAAATATTACCTGAAGAATCACGTTGTACAACTGCATTGTTTACATTTGTAGCAGTTGCTTGTGTCCATGTTGGTGCTCCTGAACCTCCAGAAGTTAGAAGATATCCAGATGTTCCCGCTGAAGTAATTGCAAGTGCTGATGCACCAGAATAAACTATTCCTCCAGCAGTTGCTGTAAGATTAGCATTTGTTCCACCATTTGCAAGAGCAACAACACCTGTTACGTTTGCAGCATTTCCAGTAATATTTCCTGAAATATCAGAACCTGGAATTGTAGATGAAGCTGAAAGAACTCCAGAGGTTGCAGAAATGTGTCCACTTAATGATGTTGATATTGTGCCTAAAGATGTAAGAGATGTTACTGCAGTATTAACAAGTGTTCCAGATGTTGGAAGAGTTACTGCTGTTGCACCAGTTGCTGTAATATTAATTACATACGCACCAGTTGTTTGAAGTGTTCCACCATCAGCAATTGTAAGTGTTGCAGCAGTTGTTGGTGCTGTAATTGCAACCTTATTTACAGATGTAGCTGTTGCTACACCTAAAGCTGGTGTAATGAGAGTTGGAGATGTTTGAAGAACTACTTTGCCAGTTCCAGTTACATCTGAAAGTGTAACTCCATTGATCTTGAATACGTTGCCTGTAGCAGCAGTATCAAATGTCTTATTTGTTAGTGTATCAACTGTTGCACGACCCACAAGTGTATCTGTAGATGTAGGAAGAGTTAATGTTCCTGTATTAAGAATTGTTGCAATAGTTGGTGCAGTTAAAGTTTTATTTTGAAGTGTTTGTGTGCTGTCAAGATCAACAAGAATATGATTTGCAGGAGTTCCGCCATATCTTGCTGTAAGTCCTGATGAAGTTAACCAAATATCACCAGTTGCTGGTGTTGTTGGTGCTGCTGTAGCAACAGGAATATTAATTGATGCATTAGAAGTTGTTGATGCAGCAAATGTTGCCTTATTAGTAAATGTTGTTGAATCAAGAGTTGTAGCATTTCCAGTTGAAACTGTAAGTGAACCTGGTAATGTTAATGCTGTTGAAAGAGATGCGGTAACTGTTCCATTTGGTGTAGAACCTGAAGGGGTAAGAACAATTTGATTAGAAGTTCCAGCAAAAGTGGTAACGCCATAAAATGTAGAAGCACCAACAATAATACCACCATTAACAGGATTCCATGCAGAACCTGTATATGTGTAAAGAAGATTATTTCCAGTGTTGTAATAAATTTGACCTTGTGTTACGCCAGAAGGTGCTGAGCCTGCAGGATGCAGTGCTGCATTAATTAATTGATTTCCGACTAAATTAATATTAGTTCTAAAGATTTTTGCCATGTGTTGTTACACTCCCCTTTTTAGGTGAGATATGCGTAACCAGAAATAGATGATGTAAATGTTATTGTTAAACGATTTACGCTATTGTGGACGATATCCCCCTCAATATTGTTGTTACCATAGTCCATTATAGCAACAGATGGTTTATAACCTAAATTATGATTGATAACCCATGTTGTTGAATTTGACTGTTGTTCGTATGAATATGAAAAAGCTGCTTGAGTTATAATTTGTTGAGCATTTGTCCAATGCCCGTTTACCTTATTGTATATTTTATTGGCGGTAGACTGGATAAAAACGTCTCCATCTAAGCCTAAAGTGTCTGCGGGATTTGTAGTGTCTGCAAAAACTGAATATCCCTGAACACCTTTATCTCCTTGAACACCTTTAATAACAACGCCTGTTGAAGGCCAAGTTGTTTGTCCTTTTGGACCATAGAGTGTTTCTGGATTATCTGTATTGATATAATAATCTCCGACAATACCAAGAGAATTACTTGGAAGTCCCGACCCTGAGTAGATTAAGGATCCTCTAGGTCCTTGAACACCAGCTGTCGCTACAGTAACTTTATTATCTTTTTTAATTATTGTTACTTTATCAATTGTCATGAAATTACTCCTGCCTGTACCATAAACCAACCACAAAGAAGGGTTGTTCTTCTTCCAACTACGTCTATTGCTTGAATTTGATATCTTGATCTTGGATAATTAAATTTTCTTGTTTTAGCAGGAGTTAATTCTACTTGTAATATTCCGCTAAAAGGACTTGCAACAGTTATTCCATCATTTAAAGCAGCGGTGGCACAAAGAATTGAACCACCATCTTTATCTCTTACTTCCATATAAAAAGTATAACCAGTCCAGTTAATTGGTGTATTTAATGAATCAGTAACATCAATCTCAACACTCCATGTGTCTCCTTGAATTACTTCCCAATTAACATCTTTGATGACTGACATGATACCTCTTATTAGTTTATTTGTATTGACATTATATCAGTTTTTACCGATATCTACAATTTCACATTCCCCAGAAACACATGCTAGTGCTTGGGTTCCAGTTGTAGTATCCTCAAGCTCATAAAGTGATAAAGCTTCCCAATTAATTGATTTTGGCATCTTTGAAGCAAGATCTAAATAAGCTGCCTCATCAATTTCTTGATATGGTGCTTGAACATAAGTATGATCAGAATAAGGAAGGAAAGAAATTCCAGAAACTTCATCAAAGTTCTTATATACCCAAGCTCCAACTTCCATCCATTCATCTTCTTTTACTGAAACAGTAATAGAAGGCTTATGCTCACACCAGTGACGCTGGTATACAAGCCAAATGTCTAACTGTTGAATTGCATTTAACTTATCTCTAGTAATTGCATTGCTTGGTGCTTTTACTGGAAATGAAAATACTGTTGTATCTTGTGGCTTCATAAAATCATCTTCTGCAGGAATTCCTGAATCCTTAAGGAATTGAGTTAGTGGATCTTTCTTATCTCCACGAACCGTTCTAATATAATAATCTGAATGCCATGCATGCATTCCTGAAGACACCCCGACCAATTGAGATACTGTACCTGATGGCTTTACACAAGTCACCGCTGCAGATGCGGGAATCCCAATTTTCCCTGCTTCTTCAATATTAACTTCAACAGCATACTCTCTTAATCCATCAAGAACTGTTGCAAGCTTATCTAAGCCATCTTGTCCAGAGAAGAACTTATTTCCAAATTGTCCAGTTAAAGAAACTCCAAGTAGTCTCTCTTCTTCTGTATTATCCTTCCAAACTTTACGAATATACTTAAAATCTGTAAGTGTTGATTGCCAAGTTCCAAGTATTGATGCTAAGCGAACTTTCTTTGCAACAGATTCTGGAGTATCATCTTCACGAAGAACAACTTCTGAAAGATTACAGAATTGATAAGGGCGTAAAATAATTTCAGAACAAGGATTTGTTCCATAATGAATTTCAGAACTACGTCTTCCATATTTAGCTGCTTGAGCTTGTGCAGCTGCAACATTGTAGATACCACGCTCTCCTGACTTAGAATCATAAAGAGATTTCCACTCAGCAATAAATTGTGCCATTTCTGGCTTACGTGAATATGCAACAGAGTTGTTAGATAATGCACGTTGAGAATTTTGTTCCCACCAGTTACCAGCCTTTGCTGCTGCCATTTCAATATCATTAATATTTGAAAGTGAAATCATTGCAGAACGACGCACACCACCAACAACAACAACTTCACCAATCTTACACATAATGTCATGTGCTTCAATTGGCTTTAATTGGCGACCAAGTGCATTCTTAAAAATTTGAATTGTAAAATCAAAAAGATTTACTAATGGCTGTGGTCCAGATGATCTTCCACCCATTGTCTTTAAACGTGCACCTGAAGGACGAACTTTGCTAATATCTATTTGAGGAATTTGACCAGCCCATAAAAGCCCTAGGAGTTCTCTGTAAGCTTTTGCCCAGCCTTCTTTAGAGTCTCCAACAATAACTGTTGTTGATGATTTCTCAAGTGTTTCTGGAAGGGCGGGAAGCTTATTAATGTACTTATATTCAACAGAGAAACCAACACCAGTACCACACATAAGAATATACATTGCTTCATCAAAAGACTTTGGATTATCTACAGGAAGAAATGCACAATTATATCCAGAAACATTTTCTCTTTCTAAAGCAGGTCCTGCAGTCATTACAGAACGCATAGATGGCATAACATTTCTATTGTAAACAGCTTCCTTTAATTCTGCAATCAGTGCATCATCTGCAACATAGCCATGCTTATCACGAAGTTGGCCTTGCATAAAATTAAAATAACGATCTACTGTTTCACCCCATACTTCACGACGATTTTCATTTTCTAACCATCTTGCATAGCGAGATAGGGCAATAAAATTTTCGTACGGGGTATCAATAGTTCTAGACATGTTTTTCTCCTTGGATTTTTAAAAGTAGATTCCTAGTGTATCACACTGGAATTCTAAAAATGGTCTTTTTGTATTTTTTTCAATCTCTCAACTGCAGGTTTAGAGACTTTAACCCAACTGTAGTCACGATGGATTAAGAAAGCATTTTTGTAAGCAAGCTTAGAATAATTTTCATAATTTCTTACAGCATCTTGCATATAAAATTTTAATTGTGCATAATCTGGTTTTACCATTAATCCTGGATGAGTATCTTGCCATGGAGATTCAACCCACTTAGAGTCTAAAGGCATTGTAATATACTTAGAATATGGTGCCCATGCTTCTGTGCAGATTGTTGGCATTCCCGTTGCCATTGCTTGCAATGGATTAAATCCAAAACCTTCGCCCCATGATGGATAAACAAAAACATCTGCTGTTTCGTAAAGCCCAATCATTTGCTCGGGAGTGAGAAAAGATTCTATTATGTGAATATTATTATATTTACTATCAGGAGAACCAATAACATCTCCAGTCGTTTTGTCAAATATTTTTGTTGTATTTATCTGAGTGCACTTTAATATTAATTCATAATTAGGATTATTTCCATATAAAGAAATAAATGCATCTACAACTGATTGAGCATCTTTACGAAATGCAGGTTCTCCAACATGTAAAAATCTAAAAGGCAAGTGTGATCTTATTTTTCTTTCTTTTGGAATCCATGTATCTTCAATTCCATGTTCATAAACAAAGATAGGTTTAGTTGTATGATGAGAATAAATGTTTGCAACCCATTCTGATGTAGCCCAAATTTCATCTACAACAGTATTCATAATTGTGTCCCAACCAAATTTTAATTCGGTGGATTCCCAAGGTGAGTAACCAATTCTATATTGATTTTTACCAAACAAATACATATCTGGTTGAATAAAAGATATTCCGATATCAGCTGATTTATCTTTAACTAGTACCTCAACACCTAATTTTTCAAATGTATCCATTATGTGTGTTGATGCTTCGCCATATCCAACACTTCGATCTCTATATTCTGGAGCACCCGTAAATGATACTTTCATTACGCTTATTTCTCTTTTCGACTTGTTTTTCCAATTGTATCATGCTAAGATAGATTTTGCTACTCTTTCCTCAAGGAGGTTCAAAATGAACAATGAGAACAAAACAAGGATAAGAACAGTATGGACAATGGTTTGTGTGACTATTCTCACAATGCTATTTGGAATTAATTCCGAAGCCCATGCTCAAATGAAAGAAGCAATAGTGTATAATAAAAATATATTATATATTAATAAATATACTAATTTAGTTAATATTAAAGATATAATTAATATTGATTATAATAATATATTATTAAATAATAATAAAAAGAAAGTTAATCAAAAGATTATCTATCTAATCAATGATTTACGTTCTAGAAACACTTTTCTGATGCCCGCATATAGCGTTAAGCTAAATTCAAATTCAAGAGTAGATAATCGGGTAATGATATCAAGACTAGCGAATGCACTTAAATCCACTGAAACGGGTGGACCTGGTGCGTACTATCGCAAGTCTTATTCCAGCAGTGCATGTGGTGCATACCAATACATGCCTTCAACATGGAACAACTACATGGGGTACAAAAATGCTTGCAAGGCTCCAGAATGGGTACAGGACAGTAGAGTAATTCATGAACTTGAATTTAACTACGCCAAGTACCACAACTGGCAAAAGGTCATTGCAGCACACTTGATGCCCTCTAGAGCAGGTAATAAGAAAACTTGGAATTTAAGAGTTCCAGGCAATCCTACTGTTCAAGAATATGTAAATTCTGTTTTTGCCAAGGCGAATATTTCGGTAGTGTAATGCACATCCAAGTATTTTCAGAATATTTACAATTGGGACAGGCGGGCAGGGTAAAACCTCTCGCCTGTCCTATGCATAAAGAGGAAGAAGCATTTTTCCCCTTATATCACAAAGAAGAAAACGATTCAATAGTTTTAAATTGCTACGCATGCGATTACAAACAGATCGTTGGACAAACTTTGTATAATCTTTTAATTCAACGCATAGAGGAAGCTCATAAAGTGAGTGCCGAAAAATGAATATCTGCTACAATCAGAGTTATGAGAGCTTATATTGAGGCACACGATGAGAATGAAGATAACTGGTCAATCTTAATTCACATTGATAGCGTTTTGGCGGGAAAAGTAGAATGTCCTCCAAAACCTTGGCTATATACCCATTATAACGAAGACGGGGATTTAGTGATCAATAACTCTGAAAGTATGGAACCTTATAAATGGGACCATATAACCAAACAATTGTTGGAAGTAAGGGAAATAAATTGAGCGACGAAAAGCTGGAAAACGAAAAATCAATATTACAAGATATTAGAGAAGCATTGGGAGCTATATACATTCAAGCTGCCCGAAATTATGATATGTTGTCCATAATCGCAGATAAGTTAGGTGCAGATGCTACCAAACTTACAGAATTGCATGCATCAGGAATTTTACTTGCTCCTGCACCATCATTTAGCGTGGAGGACGATGAATAAGTTCGAAATGCGGGCTTTATCTAATAAAATTAAATTAGATAAGGGATGTGAGGTATGCGGGTATAACAAGAATGCTGCTGCCCTCTCATTTGATCACCTAGATCCTAGTATAAAATACCGTACAAAGACAGGAAACCTGGTCCATATAGCAGATATGACCAAGGGGGCAAGATATGGCCTTAAAACGGTTCTAGCAGAGATTGCAAAGTGTCGTATAGTATGTATGAATTGCCATATGGAACATACTTATCCGCAATCTGCCAATCCCGCCCATATTGAAAATCAACAATTGGAGCTAAATTTCAATGGCTAGACGTTATTTTTCAAGATTTTACATAAATGACAAGAAACATTATGTCAGAAAAGAAAAAATTACGCTTTTGCAGCGTATTTTCTATTTTTTTTCTAAAAAATAGCATATATCTACTCCCATCTAGGTAATAAAGTTCATATTTTGGGCTTTTTGGCAAATCCCGCCCTTTTTGTATAATGTGATGCAGCTCACATATAAATCAAATTTGATCAAAATGTTAATGGGTATTTAATTTGTATGATTCACATTCTGAAAAACAAAAATAATTGCGAATAGTGTGCCCATAACGGACAAATCGGACATAGATGACCAGTCAAAGAAAAAATAATTTGCATAATGTCCGAATTGTACGCATTTTAAACTTGATTTTGTCAGACCCCTATGCTATGCTTAAGGCATAAGGAAAGTTGATAAAGGTTATCAACAAAGAAAGGTAGGTCATAAAATGACTACACTAAATTACATAACAATTACAGAACTATGCTCAATGTGTGACGTAGAGCACACCTACCAAGCGGTAGAGGGTTGCACCCGTTGCGGTGCTCACGGAGAGGCTCACGAGCCTTTCACTAAGGGTCATAGAGCCCATTGCACAGGTAACTGTTGCTTCTAGTGGCATAGATCACACACACGCTAACGGCGTGTCGTGTTGATAGTGTCAGACCCCTATGCTATACTTCCAACTATAAATAAACAGTAATAAAAAGAAAAGAGAATTAAATGTCATACAGTTTTGATAACAATAACACAGACCGCTGGTCTGAATTAAATGATGAATACCAATCTATGCTAGATGAACTAGCAGAATCAGAGTCTGAATCTGTATTCATTCCCGTTGATGATTTTGATGAATTAGAGGTGCTCTAATGTTAAATAGAATAATTACTACTATTGTGCAACTAGCCCTGCTAGGTGTTGTCATACCTATGGTGTACGCTATCTATCTAGACATAAAAAACGGAGGCTTAAATGACTAATGATAAACTAACAGGCTTAGCCCTTATTATAGCGATACTAGTGGGCTTATTCGCTCCCGCCCCTGTACACGCTAAAGAATTAAAAACTAAACAGAGAATCATCTGTCACTATACTGGCTGCAAGAAATCACTTCGCCCCTAACAAATGTCAGTGGTCTATGTTAGACTACTACTAACAACAACAAAAGAAAAGGATAAAAAATAAATGACAATCGCAAATAAGACTTACCAAGTAGGCGACCTATTCACTACTCAAAAGAGTGGCGTTACAGGCGTTATCAAGGCTATTGAACCACAGACACCAAATCGCACTCTCGTGCTTCTTGATGTTGATGGTGAGGAACGCTTCACCACAGTAACTTACTAAAAGTTAAACGACCTGAGCCAAGTCGCTAAACTGGCTCAACAAAACCCAACTAACGAAAAAAAGAAAAGGAAAACTAAAATGTCACTAAACGGATACACTTATCAAATCGGAGATTTGTTCACAACCTCTACAACAGGTATCACAGGACGAATTCACTCTTTCGCTCCTATCTCAAATAAAGTAACTCGTGTAGGTCTAACTCTAGCAAATGGTCAAAAGCGTCTTGCTATGGTTAAAACTTCCAAGTAATGCTATAATAACTTTGGGCGGGTGAGAAACCATTTTTGGGATAGTCCCGCCCAATTCACTTAACGAAAAGGATAGTAAATAAAAAATGATGACAAGAAAAGACTATGTAGCAACTGCAGAAATTCTAAACTCTTATGGATCTGAAATGAAACTAGAAGTGCTAGAAGATTTGGTAAATGATTTTATCGAAATGTTTGCAGCAGATAACGAAAGATTTGACTCAGATAGATTCTGGGAAGAATGTTTCAAAAACATAAATAACTAAAATAAAACGCAAGGGCTCTAAAGTCAGTATTTTATACTGGTTTTAGAGCTTCCTGCAATTTTTTGGTCGACGCCGTTATCCACAGGTTTTTCCACAGGTTGTGGATTACAATTCACTTTAAGTTAACCTAAAATATACGGCGTGTCGCTTGATTTTTCCGATATTATCTGGTAAACTTCCAGTTATATAATTAAATAATGCTATAAAGCGTGTGGCTTATATCACACCGCTAGGCGTCTCAAAGGTTGAGACTACTAGCCAGTATACTTGATAGTAGCGAAAAAGTATGTTAAACTAGCGATAGTTAAACAGTTAAAAAAGAAAGGTGGTCAAAATGACTACACTAACAAATATAGGCTTAGCCTTAAATATCTCTGCTCAATTAGAGAGCCGTATTCTACACGATTGGAATAATGGTGGGTGTAAATCTGCTTATGGTCTAAGTGTACCTAAGCGTTCCGCTCTTATCCGTATCCTTATCTTAGAAAATCCTAAGTGTAATTGCCTAGAGTGTATCTAGGCTCTCCCCGCACTCTGTCAGTACCCCCTGCTATAATTAACCCATTAAACAAGAAAGAAAGAAGGTAGCACTTATGCTAATCTCAACAGCCCTAGAAGGCAAATATGTCCGTTCCTCACAAGGTGAAGGAATTATCCAATTCGCAGATAAGCGAAATGATATTTATATCCAAAACGAGAATGTGTTTGCATATGCTTGCAAAGTACGCCCGCATTGGAATGGTACAGGTTTTCCAAAGCCTGATTTTTATACAACTGTGTATGTGGGGGTAGATGAATAATGGCTAAGTATATTTTTTACACCGAGATAGAAGTAGAAGCGGGCGATCAAGATGAAGCCGTTCGCTGGTTTGACTATCAAATGGCAAAAACAAATGGTTTCTTAGACCGCATATATGTAGCGGAGATATTGGAGAAAACAAATGGGTAACCTAATGGATGAATTAGAGGGCGTGTTTATCTGTGATGAATGCGATACCCTTGCAACTGTGTCAGTGGTCAATGATACAATAACCCTAGTTAAATGCCAGTGCTTAGCACTAGAATGGAAAGAATAATGTATAAACTAACAACCGCCTATGATGGTCAAGCACCTCATCACACTATCCAGTTAGCAGACGCTCTCGAAGCGTTCAATTCGTTTGCAAGATGTGTAGATCACGGATTTGCAAATGAATATGCAACTTATAATCTATCTATGCCAGATGGAAAAATGTACACTAAGAATTTCTACCGCCCCCGTGTTAAATAAAATTATGGATAAAGTAAAGAGAATTCAAGAGTTGCGTCGCAGTAATGCTGCGACAGCTATTCCATCAAAGAAAAAATATACACGCAAAACAAAATACAAAAATAAATTTGAATAATTATTTATAAAGTTGCATAAATATGCGGGTCGACCCGTGTCAAGGCGACACGCCGTTTACGGCATGTGATTTATATCTCCTGAATACTGGCGAGTACAACTTGATAATGTCAGTGGGCCCTGATATACTTCCACTATTAACAAAAAAGAAAGGTAAACTATGAACTTAGATGAATTTAAGGCTCATGTCCTTGCAACACGTAAGGCTTCACAACAAGAGGCAATGTCAGTGCTCTCTGCTACAATTACAACTCCCAACAAAGAAAAGGACAACAAATAATGAAAATGCACGAATTAGATACCACTGGCTGGAATGCCTTCCCGTTTGAAGTAGACGGTAATAAGTTTATTTCTAAAATTGCTCCTGAATCCCCGTTTATGTCTCGTATTAAAGTGCTACCTGCAGGCGTATTTGAACAGATGAACCGTGAGGCAGTGCTTGAACTAGTAGGCAAGAATTTATCTCGTGAGTATATGGTATCTAAAATTTATCAAATTAATTCGGGTGCCTCACACGCAGTAATTGAATTGGATGGTGAGTAATAATGGGAAGTAATCTAGCAACTGAATTAGCGGACGGTACCCTAGGCCTTGATATGGAAAGTGCAATTGGCATGCACTTAAGGGGTAACCATTACCCACCCGTTCCACTTTCAATGGTGCCCGTATGTATTGAAGCAATTAATAATTATAATGAAGGTTATCACAACGAACCCGTTGAATTACCTGAAGGTATTTCATGGCGTGGCGATACAATCGCTCCATCATGGGCAATTATTGAATCGCATCACTTAGATGCATGGTGTGATAGCGAGGAAGACTATGAGTAAAGATCTATACCAGGTCCTAGCTGAATGGCATCCCGATGGCGATTTTACTGAAGAAGATCTTTGGGATGCAATAGCTGAAGTAAATGACGTTGACGTTAATGAAATTATGGATCAAGATCTAACACTATTTATTTAAAGGGGATGGGGATAAAATGGATATCGTTGCACATGTTATTGTGTATGCATTAGTTTGTGTAGCGTTATCCATTTTTTATTTTATATTTCATGATTAGCTGCGGCGTGTTGACTTGACATTCCCCGATTTTTGGGGTCGACCCGCCTGACCAGTCATTGTCAAGTTACGACACGCCTTTACGGACGTGAATTTAATCACATTAAAAAAATCGGACATATGGGACAAATGTTTGTCTATCTTGCTTTACGTAGTGGACGAATGTCAGTGGGTTATGCTAGAATTGGGATACATTAACAGAAAGAAGGAAAATATGACTAACCCAATGTCACAGGTTCATCGCTCAGAAGTTGAAGATGGTTCTGTATCTCTTGCTGTGTCTACCCGCACTAATCCCGCATGGCACAGTTTCGCAAATAAAGTCTTCACAAAAGATGAAGAAGTTACAACAGCACAAATGCTAGAGGGTGCTAAGTTGTCTAATTGGAATGTGCAATTAGAATCTGTTTCAGATTTGCTTGCAGATAACTATACAACAGTTAGCGAGAATTTTCTCGTTACCCGTGATAATCCTTATACAACAGGACAAAAAGATGTTCTCTCAGTTGTAGGCTCACGATACAAGACAGTTCAGAATGAAGATTTGTTCTCGTTTGCAGATAATTTGCACGATGGCAATTCTGATGTTTATTGGGAGAGTGCAGGTTCTCTCAAGAATGGTCGTGTTGTATTTGGCACAATGTCAATTCCCCGCACTATGGTGCTTGACCCTAATGGTGCTAATGATACAACTAATCTCTATCTAGTTGTCTACACTTCACACGATGGCTCAGTTGCTGTTCAATCTGCAATTACCCCTGTTCGTGTTATGTGCCAAAATACACTTAACTTCGCCATGAAAAAGGCTAAGCAGAGTTTCAAGATTCGCCACACTCAGACAGTAGACGGAAAAATTGCTGCTGCTCGTGAGGCACTAGGCTTGACACTTTCTTACATGGACGAATTCGAGAAGCAGGCTCAAGAGTTGTTCTCTCGTGAAGTTACCAATGCAAAGTTTTCAGAGATTATTAACAAGTTGTATGTTAAGCCTGAAAAAGATGCAAAGGGTTCAATCAAGAAGTGGGAAAATAAAGTTCTACTTATTGACGAGTTGTACCATAACTCACCTACTAACGCTAACATCAAGGGTACAGCGTGGGGTGTTGTAAATGCACTCACCGAACGCCTTGATTACTACCGCACAGCCCGCAAGGGAAATGGCGATTCGCTTATGGCAGGTGCAAGTGGATTTGACCCTGTTGTTACAGCAGAAAAAAATAAAATTGTTAAGCAGGTTTTAGCACTCACCGCTTAGTAAATCGTGAGGGGCGAAAGCCCCTCACCTTAGCTGGTCCCATAGAATAGTTTGGTTTAATTCGCTACCCTGTCACGGTAGAGATCACGGGTTCAAATCCCGTTGGGATCGCAAAGTTTGACTGGTCATCACGGCGTGTCGCCTTGACACGGGTCGACCCCATCTCAACTTAAATGTCAAGTATTACGGGTGTGATTACGATCACATAAAATTTTATAGAAAATGTCCGATTTGTCTGCGTGTCGGATTTGATTACCCATCAGTAACTTGCTATAATTGCCACTTAAATGAAAGGAAAACTAATGAACGAAACCTGGTTTAAGTGGGATTATGTTTGCTCATATTGTGACGCAAATATTACAATGACTATTAAATCTAATGGACACCCTCATAGCGAGATCTGCTCTAAATGCTTTGAGCGTCTAACACTAATGTCAGTGGTAGATGTTACAATTAGCCCAACTACAAAGAAAGAAGAAACAATGATAGATACACCTTTATCTCCCGCCGAAACTTACAACCCAAATGCTTTGGTCACTTACAAGAAGATTGTAAATGGTCAGGCTGAGTATGTTACTCTCAAAACAACAGAACTTGATTGGGCTATGAACCGAGCAAAGCAAGATGAGAAGCAAGTTCTCAATGACTATGAAAAGGCAGTTGCACTTGAGGATATTATCAAGGAAAACTATCTTGAGTCTGGTGACCAATCTACACTTCACCAAATTGCAGAACTCTTTAATATCGCACTAACTAAAGATGTTGAGTTTATTGCAACTATCGAAATCTCAGGCACAGTTACAGTTGATTTAACTGATGAAGACGCTTTGCAGAACCTATTAGAAAATAGCGTTAATGTGTCTTCCTATGATGGTGACCTAGATGTATCTGATTATGTCCTAGTAAATTATGAGGAGCGATAATGGTAATTACTCTCCAAGTCCCGACCAAAGCCCAAATGGGCTATGGTTTGGGCAAGTGTATCCAATATGGCGTGGAATATGATGTATTGGATAATCTGCAAGTCCAGCTAACTTCTGCTGATGAAATTAAACTAACAAAGATGGCAGTTGCCTTTCAGGGCAAATTGCTTGATGTTAGACAAACTGAGTATGTATCAGTTGATCTTCCTAAGTATGAGGTTCAGTATGCTAGAACTAATAGACCTCATCAGGTAACCCGCCGTTCCAACTAATGTCAGTACCCCCTGCTATAATACAACTACCAACCCAACAACAGAAAAGGAAACACAATGTCAAGAGCAATCACAGTTAAGGTGGCAACACCAAAGGTAATCAAGGCTTTGGAAACAAAGTTAGTCACACTAAAGAAAGACTTTGAGTCACAAGCAGAAAACGAAGCAAAGTTCCAAAAGGCTTTGGACAAGCATAAGAAGGCACTTGTTGAGTATGCAGTTGCAAACATCAAGAAGGCTGAAAACTTCCGCACCAACTATCGTAGTTGGAACAAGACTCTCAACATTGACTTTGATTTGACAGTTGCAGAAGCAGATGTGCCAACAGAGCCAAGCCGTGACTTTGTAACAATGCACCAGCATACATACAATGAAATGGTTGAGGAAATTACAAACGCACTTTCTATCCTGCGTATGACAGATGAGGAAACAGTTAATGCTTCTACTATGAAGCAGATTGCTCGTTACCTCTAATTAAATTGGGCGGGGAGTCGTATTGACTTCCCGCCCCTTATTTGATAGGATACCCAAATGGACAAAATCATAATTCTAGGCGTAATTCTAATCGCAATCGTAATAGCAATCGGAGGTATTTCATAATGGGAGCACGAGTTCATTTTATTTTTAAGACAGAGTTAGATAAGCCTAACATTGTTCTATACTCTCACTGGGGCGAAGAGTCTCGCCGTGAAGACCTAGCCCTAGCACTTCGCAAGGCTGAAAAGCGTATCAACATGGGCGATACACCTTATGCACTTCGTATCGTCATAGACCAGCTAACCAAGTATGGGCGGGACGAAGAAACTGGTTTCGGTATCTACTTAGCAGATGATGAAACAATGTACATGGATACATCTATGGAAATTGACTTCACTACTCAAATGGTTAATGATGAAGGCAACTGGCATTCATTTAATTCATTCTGCGAGTATCACTTAGAAGAGATTCCAGGTAATCATGCTGGGCTATGAGTTGAAAGATATCAACAAGATGTGTCAGTCAATTGAATTAGCTCGTAGATCTATAACAGATCCTAAAGTCATTACTGGTTTAAATAATGCTGAAAGCTTTTTACAGGGCCTTTGGGCGGAAGGCTACTTTGATTAGACGACAAACGATTTTTTGCAAATCGGACATTTTGGACATTACGAGATTACGAAACACCATTACGACCCCTTGACAAAATCCATTACGAAATGGTAGAATTGCTTACTGCTCAACGAAAGGAATACAGTGCCTAAATACGAAGTAACTGCAACAAGCATTAACAATTATGTTTTACAGGTAGAGGCTAACTCTGCTGATGAAGCAAGGGAGCAAGTGCAATATCTTTCTCCTGACAAATGGCTATCAAATGGCTATGAGTTCACTATTGACTATGTAGAAGAAATTAACTAACCCAACTAATAGAAAGAAGTCACCAATGCCAAACTGGGTATACAACGGATTGACCATTGAAGGTAATCCAGAATCTGTAACTAAATTAGTATCTCAACTTAATCAACCATTTAAATTACTACATGATTCATTTGACATGTCTACAGGTACTATGGTAAAAAAGAATACTCTTTATCCCGCCCCAATCTTTGCTTTCTGGAATATCATTAAACCAACAGACATGGAAGAATATCACAAACAACCTGATTATTCATTGCCAATTGCAGAGGCTATGAAATTTGAGGGCAACCACTGGTACGACTGGAATGTACGTAACTGGGGAACTAAATGGGATGTGGCCGTATCTTCAGAGGAACAACATCCTAATACCTATATGGAAGGTCCTACACCTAACGGTGATAACTTAGTAGTTTATTATAACTTTGAAACTGCTTGGTCTCGTCCACTTCCTGCATTAGCAAAATTGTCCGATCAATATCCTGACTTGTTATTTACTTTGTCATATGAAGAAGAAACAGGCTGGGGTGGGGAAATGGAAATCCTGCGTGGGCAAATCATTAGCGAATCTCAGTATGATACTAAGTGTAGTGACTGTGATTCATATGACACTATGGAGTATTGCGAAGATTGCGAAAATGAGGTATGCTCTTCTTGTAACTTCAATGCCGAAGATACCTGTGAAATTCATAAGGAGAAAGCAAATGTCTGATAATTTAACGTTAGACCCATATCTACAGAATATGGTGGACCAAGGTATGGACGGTGCAGATATTATGCACGGTGTGCTTAAGTCTCTTATGTGGGA